TCGTCGCCCGAAGTCATGGCCCTACGTGCCAGCTTTTCGACAAGCAACTTGGCGGATCGCACCTCTACGTCGGTAGGCAGTCCGGCTTGGGATGGATCCACTGCCCTTTCGAGCAACATGCGCTTTACGCCTTCCTCGTCATTTGCGAGTAGCGCACGGGCCTCGGCCATCACGATAACGTCTGGCCGGCGTTGCAGTATGTCTTTTCGAGCCTCATCCACTGCATTCACTAGGTTGCGCCCCATGCCCTTAGCGGGGTTGGCTAGCGTTGGGTTTCCTGTGATTTTGAATCTGTTACGTTCGTTATCTGCCTTGTTGATTAGCTCATTCGTTTCAGGCAACTCTTTACCTAGATAGTCCATGTACTCCTCAACTGCATCCATGTCTGGATTCCGACTGGGAGAGAATAAGGATTCCATAGGCTTGTAATCGTCGTACGTCTCCCTTTGCGGGTTCTTTATGCCCATCGCACTCATCACTGCCTGAGTTTTATTTGGAAAGAATGAATGCCAAGCCGGTGTAATGCTGTCTCCTTCGGGGGTAATTACTGTCGTTGGGTTTGTAATTGCACCGAGTATTCCAAAACTGCTTGTGTATTTTGTAAGTCGGTATGCGGTGTTTCTGAAATCTGTGAGTGGAACTTCTTTATAGTTGTAGTCATTTATTCCGACATTATCTTCAGGATTGATTATTGCTTTAGATACTAGAAGTTTGTCGCCTTGGTCGTTTTCGAATGCGATTACTGAGTTATTTTCGTTCTGTTCAAGCAGTTTATATGCTTCCCATATTTTCTTGTTGTTCTCCTGACTGAGATCATAAAACGCAGAGTTTTTATCTGCAATTTTACCAAACTTCTGAAAAGACCACTTGAGATCGGGGTATTTATCTAAGCTTTTATCTGTCTGGATCTGCCCCTTTGCCACTTCATCCAAAGACGTTTTCGACGCTAGATACTCGGCAAGGACATCGATTAGATATGCTTTGCCTTCTTCTGACATGTCCTGCTTTCCGGCTTGGTCTTTGTCTGCCACCTCTACCATTGATTTAACGAATGCTAGTTCAAACTGTTCTGCCTCATATCTCTTGCTGACTGGCGTGAGGAACTTTGATTTGATGCGCCTATTTGAAGCCCCAAGTACTTGCATGTCATCATCTTGAATAGGATGCGCCTGTCTCCATGCCTTTGCGCTATCTAGGAACTCATCGATTCTTTCCGTGGCAAACTGATCCAACGTCAATCCTCTGCTTTGGGCCAATTCGGTGAGATACTCGGCCTGAGCCTTCTCCTCTTCCGTTGTGATTGCTCTTAACGGTGCGTTCAGTCTGGATATAATCTCCCGTGTGGATCCGGAGATGAGATCCTTGGTTTCCTCGATCCCGACCTTTGCCAACCTTTTCCGGAGTACTGAGAGAGCATTGTTGAGCATCGTCAAAGCGTATTGGCGGGAAATGCCCATCTTTTCTGCGATTTGGGCAACCCCTTCCCCGTTCATGTATGCCGATACAACCGTCCGTGGGCGCACCGGTAGTCCGTCAATCATGGTTTGCATGAGCCTCTGTGCGTCGTTTGTAATCGCCGACTGCGACGGCAAGCTCTGGTTTTCGTCCGGAATGATGCTACCCAGCGGGGCCGTGCTTTCTCCGGACACCGGAGAGTCAATGTTCATGGATCTCATGGAGATCTCACGGGCCGACGCCTCGTTCCTTGAGTAGTTCTTTTTAAGTGCGTTCCGAACTACTGCCTTTGCGTATTTATCAAAATCACCGGCATTCGGATCGAATCCCTGCACTGCTTTGATGAGTGCGATCCGGCCAATCTGAATAGCCTCGTCTAGCGATGTCTGCGGGGAAACGAACGACCTAGCAATAGGCTCGATCAGGTTCATAGCATCTTTGGAGAGTAGGCTTGCCTTGCTTGGCGTAAGGGCGGGAGCGTTTAACTGCATTTGCTCTGCTTCAACCCTATTTGTCTTACCCTTGTCCGTGTAATCCTCCATGATCTTAGCGTATTTAGCTCTAAGACCATCTAGCTCTTCCTTCCTTGGGAATGCCTTGGAGGATGCGATTGTCGCTGAATCTGCCGTTTCTTGGGCCGATCCCATGCCGTTGATAAACTGTTGCTCATAACTCTTAAGGTTCTTAACGAGATCCCTTAATGCGCTCACGACGTATCCTGCGCTCTTTACCTTTGCACCCAAGTCACGGCCATTGACCATGACGCCGGTTTCTACCTTAATGGCTTTCTTGGGATCCGGTTCACCTAGCACTTCATCTACTGAAGCTGGCGAAAGAGTTATTTTTGTTCCATTGTATGTAAATTCTCCCAAAGGCTTCTTTGCTTCTACTGATGCTCGGAACGATTTTCCGGTTTGGATGGCCTGATCTCTGCGCTTATCAAAGTACTCCTGAATAGCGTCACGGATGTCGTTTTCTTTCGTTAATGCTACGCCTTCAATCATGGCCGTAGGCTCAGGCGTCCAGTTTGATACTTCGCTTAGGAACTCCCTTGTCTGGTTAAGCCTGTTTTCGTATGCCTTAACCTGAAGCTCGGCAGTCTTGCCGGCCTGAATCGCATCGAACGATGATTGCACCCATGCCCGTTCCTGATTTTCTAGCTCACGGATCTTTGTCTCGGTGTTAAACTTCTCAAGCCCCATCGGGCCGGACAAGATCGCCTTTTGCTCTGCTAGGCTGAGTAGCCCCGAATCATCCTCAATGACACGACCGCTAATCTTGCCACTCAATGCCTGTTTAATGAATCTTTCCTTAAACTCTAGCTTCTGCCAAAGGGCCGAATCCAACGTATCCTTCATACCGTACCGGTAGATCTCGACCGGTATGCCAAGCTCTGAGTGAATGTTGCCCTGACGGATTACCCGCCCGTCCCGTTGCTCCATCTCTGCCGGAGTCCAAGGCACGTCCAAGTTATGTCCGGCAATCATCCGGCCTTGCATATTCACGCCAGTTCCCAGCTTTTGTGTCGATCCGATAATGATACGAACAGTTCCGTTGTTCACCCTCTCGAATAACTGCTCTTTTGCTTGATCGGTCTTGAAATCGTTAATAATTGCAATCTCTTCAGGCTTTACTCCCTTTTTGATCAGCTTCTCTTTGATGTCTGTATAAAGGTTGAATCCGCCCATGGATTCCGCTTCACGCTCTTCTTTTTCTTCCTCTTTTGCACCAGAAATAAGATCCATTCCCGAATCTTCACTGTCATCAGTTTCAACGCCCGAATCCAATCCATTGAATGACAAGGATTCCGTTTTCATGGGCCGGTAACGATCAGAGAAGATTACTTGGGTTCCGTTGTAATCATTCGTTCTCTTGTAAAGTTCGAACACCTTTTCAATCATGGTGTTTGATTTACTTCCCGCCTCATCCTTTGCCTTGTCATCCACCAAACGCATGTCGATTGATGCAAGTTTGCAAGCATTGTAAGTAACTAGCGGAATATGACTGTTTTCCTTCTTTTCTCGTCCATCCATGCTGTCAAAATCATCGATGATTCTATCGATAATCTTTTTGTATTCGATTACCTGAGGAGTTGCCTCGACCGCAATAAGGTCAGGTTTTCCATCTTTGATTTCAGGCCGGTTCTTTACGACCATATCCCCGCCCATCTTGACGTCTGCTCTAGTCCGGAACATCTTGTTCCACTCAGGCAAGTTAGCCAATTTCGATAGACGTTGGATGCTCTTATATTTTCCGTTGGCCCTTAGCTCTGCACTTCTCTCTACCTCTGCAAATGTAGAAACAAACGAATCAAAGCTAGATGAACCAAACTCGGCCAATAGTTCGGGATCGATAAGGCGAACCTGATTCCAAACTTCACCAAGGGTATTTGTTACCGGTGTGCCAGTCATCGTGAAGATGTTCCGGCCCTTGTTCTTTTCCTGAATAAATCGTGCTTTGGTTAATAAGCTTGTTCCTGATTCGGTGGGCGAATTATCGATGCCGGCGATATTCTTTAGCTTTGTTACGAAAGGCATCTTTTTGTAGATATGCGCCTCGTCCAGAATAATAGCGTCCACCCCTAGTTCTTGGAACGTAAGGACATCATCGACCTTGCGCTCTTGTACTCGCTTGAGTCTTTCTTCGAGCCTCTTGATCTGCTTCTCCTTCTCCTTTACGGATGGATCTTTCTTTTTGGAGATCCTGCCGTAACGACTCACCTCGTTGCTTTCACTCATGGTTTGAGTGATTGCATCCCGAAGCTCATCTATAAGCTCATAGGTAATCTTTTTTACGTATTCCGGATCGTCTTTGATCTGGTTAAATGTTGAGTGGGCCATCACGACCGCATCCCAGTCTCCTGAGGCTATTTTCGCCACAAACTCCTTTCGCTTGCTCTTTTCGAAGTCTTTTTTACGGGCAACAAGGACACGGGAAGTCGGGGCCATTCTTCCAATCGTTCCGGCAAACTGTTCCAAAGTAGCGTTATGGACAACGATCATCGGCTTCTTGGCTAGTCCAAGGCGACGAAGTTCCATGGTCAAAGCAGTGCCGATGACCGTCTTTCCTCCTCCAACCCCGTGAGCAATAAGCATTTTGCCGTCCTGAATAGCCCTCCAAACCACGTTCTTTTTGTCTGGATATAAGTCGTATCCCTTAGCAAGCCACGGGAATGTGAGGAATTGACCATCGTACTGACGTAACGCATGGGAGTTCCGCTTCTCGTTGTACTGTTTTGCGAGTTCTTCAGAAACTTCAGGCTTGGATGATGCGTATTGGGCGAAAGATTCCTTGATCTTCTCCATGGCAAGTTTTGCCTTTTCGGTTTCACCGGCATTCAAAACCTTCTTTTCGTCGATTGTGTCAAATACCATCGGCGTTTGCATGTTAAGTGCCATCTCAAGCAGTCGAACTCCTGACATTCTATCCGTGCCGTAGATGCTTGTGGCTTCTGAGGGAAGATCGGCCATTGATCTTGCGCCCTTGCCGTCGGATCCGTAAGTAACCGTGTACCTATCTGAAGAAACATCCCCGACCCCCTTGCTGTACGTTACTGTAACCCGTGTCTTGAGTATGCTTCTACCAAAGTCAGAAATAATGTCCGTCGGGATCCAGTTCGCCCCAAGGTTCATTGATATGTCGGAGAATGGCACATCCACCGGTTGCACTTTCTTTAATGCTTCAATGTTTGCCTCGTAACTGTTGTCTTTTTTGGCCTTTTCCTCGGCTATCTTAAGTTTCTTTCTTACGTTGCCACTCAGGTATTCTTCCTTTGTGGACACAAGACCGGTAGATGGATCCCTGAACCCAATACCCTTGCCAAGAATGTCTTTCTCGACCTCCTCTTTTGACTTGCCAACCAATCCGGCGATGTAGTCGGTGTCGAGAGTGCCTTTCCATCCAAGGGATATGCCCATAGCATCCTCAACGGATGAAGCAGAAGTAGGCTCCTGCCTTGGGGTGAGGATCCGCTTTGTGAAAATATCACCCTTTGTGTAGTTCTTTTTCCTAGTCAGGAACTTCTTAACGTTCTCGGCCTTGCTATCAGACTTTACCTCATTTTCGGCTCCTATGATCCGGTAATAGTCAGGATCAAAGTCTAATAGCTTACTATTTGCATGGAATGATCCATTCCGTGCCACAAAGTTGTCATAGGCAACATTTAGTGCCTTCCGTTGATCTTCAATCTCGGCGTCCTGAGATTCCGGATCCATTTCCATCCGATACAATTCATTCAGGGCGTCCCTGACTTGCATGAATCCCATGGCAATAGGCCGATTTTTTGGACTAAGGATTTCTTCATCCGAGTTTTCTACTCCGGCTATGCCAAGTTTCCCGTCCTCAAGCATCGCCAGAGTCCCAACCTTCTTGCCCCTCATCGCTTCTTCGCTTCTTACTGCGTCCATATTGACCGGTTTGCTCTGGCCCATTACGTCTCCGGACAACTTCTCTAGGGACTGACTAAGAACGCTCTCTAATGTTCGGCCATCCTGAAAAGGATGTACCGTCATCTCTTCCTTGCCCCCGTACATAGATCCGTCGTTGGCAAGTCGGCCAAGAATCATGTCGGGATTGCTTGCGAAGTACTCATTGATCTTAACTGTTCCACCGTTCTCTAGTGGCACTTCTTTTGTGCTTTTGAATGACTCCGGACTAAAGCTAGGCATCTTGCCGTCCGGCTTTCTCATGAAAATAATGTCCGTGGTGACCTCTGTATTTGCATTTTCGCTGAATGCAGTGTTTGGAAGTCTTACTGCGCCAATTAGTTCCCCGTGGTCTGCAATCCATTTCCTCTGAGCAACGTTGGCGTCCAGAGTATTGCTTGTTGTGATAAAGGCTATAACCCCGCTGGGCCGAACCTTCTCAAGTGCCTTGGCAAAGAAATAGTTATGAAGTGACAATTTGGGCGCACCCTGCGCTTCAAGGCCGGCATCGTATATTGCAACATTGGCAAAAGGCACGTTCGATATGGCAAGGTCGATAGAATTATCAGGAATCTCTGCATCCTGAAATCCTGTGATCTGAACGTCGGTTTCGGGATAGAGTTTCCGCATGATCCTTCCGGATAGAGAGTCAAGCTCGACGGCCTTTGTGTAGGACGCATCGGCCATATCCTTCGGCATTAGCCCAAAGAAGTGACCAACCCCACCGGCGGGTTCGAGTACTGTTCCGCCATCGAATCCCAGTTTCCTGACCGCATCCCACATGTATTTAATGACCTGAGGCGACGTATAGTGGGCATTAGTTGTACTTGCCTTTGCAGATCTAAACTCATCCTCAGAAAGAAGGTCTTTTACTTCAGTGTAATACTTACCGTATTTCTTATTCCAGTTTTCAATCGACTTAATTGTTTCCTCATCCATGTATCGTCGCTGAAAATCCATGTCACTTGCTCTTTCTGCTTTATCTTCATCTAAGGCTTGTGACAAACCACCCCATCCTACGTACTGAGCTAGGATCTTTTTCTCTTCAGTCGTTGCATTCCTGTCCTCTGACTCAAGTTGCTTGAGTAGTTTAATTACCGATATGTTTGTCTTGAGTCTTGTTACGTCACCCCTTGGGGCAAGTATGTCCTCAGGGGCAATTTCGTGATTTCTGTCGGGCGAACCCTCCGCAGGACGTTCTACGGTAGGTTTAGATCGAACGGGCAGATTTTCTCTAGCACCGTCTTGATTACTGACCACTCTTCCGGATTCTCCGTCGATAGTATTAGCATCTTGCGTTCCGCTTTGTACACCGTCTCCTGATCTAGTTCCGCCTGTTGGCTCGACTCCGCCTCGTTGTCCGACTGAATCCATTCCGTTTCCGGATACCTCTCTAGAATAAACTTCTCTAGGAGTGCCGGATTCTTGGCTAGTTGGTTGAGTTGATCCGTTGGCGTATTCGCCAAAAAGCTCATCGCTCCCTCGTAGTCCGTCCTGAGTTTGGGCGGATTCTCCGGTTGATTGTCTTGTTCTTGGTTGTCCATATTGTTCTCCACTTTCAATACCCCCTTGTTTGCTGTTTGACAACACCGAAGCACTTCCGGTTTCGTCAAATAGGCTTAATTGATTAGCGTCTTGAGTGTTTCGACGGGGGGCTGAAAGGGCAAACTCCTTAACAACTCCAACCGCATTTTGCCATCCTGCCAACATAAGTCCTTGGGCAGTAGCATTTCCGTCAATAATTGTGTAAGTCCCATCACCGTTATCCGCAAGGTCAATAGGTTCTCTTGGTGTAAATGTCTCTCCATCAAGGTTTGAAACCATGCGATTGATAGCTGTTTGTCGTGGATCCGCCTTCTTTCCTGCTACAAATCCCTCGTCGTTAAGCTCATTTACCGGTGAAATCAGCTTATCTAGCTTAACGACGAATGATCCTGATGCCTTTGTATTGAAGATAGTACCAAGAGAAGCCTCGTTTTCTGGAACGTTTGCCAACCTAGAACTATCCACCGTACCCCTGAAATCCTCGACATTTGCATAAACGATACTTTCGGGTTGCGGAACTGCGTATTTCTGGCTATTGATTGTTGTCATGCCAACAACACCTGATGAAGCGTCCAAGGCTCCGGATCTCGAAGAATTGATTTCGGATCCAAAAACAGAACTATTTGATGTTGATGATACCCCTGTTGCAGTACTTGGAGTAAGGGCTTGGCGTTGCGATGATATTCCGCTTACTCGATTTCCACTTGTCTCCACGTTTGAAGCTCCACGGGTAAGATCCTTGGATGCGTTTAAGCGTTTAGTGATCAAGTCCCGTGCGCCTCGCCAAACCTGATTAACCTTTTCTTTTAGTTCTTCGATTTGACGTTCGATAGCCAGAACTTCTTCATTATTTCGAAGAGTTGTAGCTAAAGCCTCAAGGCTACGGATCTTTTCGTAAAAACGATGTCCAATATCCTTAGCCAACAACATTTCGGGTAAGTTAATCTGTACTTCTGCCTCCCAATTTAACCCGTCCCATTGAATAAGAATTAACCGGTGGGCATAGCCAGTGTTCTCGGTGTCCAAATAAAGATTCTTCTTATCTTGCGTTACTCTTGCGTATTTTTGGATTTCAGCAATCGCCTCATCCATTTCATCCAATGTATTGACGGCAATCGTGGCCCGAAGAATATCTTTTGCGTCATCTGCAACTATGCCCTTCTTTTCGAAAATTATTTTCTCGGCAAGCCTCTTCATCTTTTTGGGAGAGGCAACTAGCGCAACCCAGTCTCTTCCGGCAGTAACCTTTCCAATCAGTTCTCTAAAGTTGTCCTGTTGCTTGCTTACGCCTTCCAAGAAACCCGCAAGTACCTTGCTTGCTCCTACACCGTCCAGCTTTACCTTGTTGCCATCTGGAAGCGTGATGTCGATAGCCGGATCACCAACCGAAAGGATCTTCTCAAGTCTCTCTTCAAATTGGTATGCCTGAGGAGGCAGGGATGCTCCGGATGGAACCGGTTCAAGCATCTTATTGATTAGCCCGTATAAACCGTTTTTATGGTAGTTTGCAACGTATTGGGCGATTTTTTGCTTTTGTGGATTCTTGGAAAGATCAAGAAATGCTGAAAGTTTTCCGGCTAACGTCTCTGCGGTATTCCTTGCGGGACTACTAAGGGTCTGTGTTGAATCACCCTTTGATACAATGGATGTTGCCATTTTGAGAACATCCATGACATTGAGGGGTACTTCTGTTTCGGGGAACATCCCACCCCCGTAGGCTTGACGCTCTCGCTTCATGGCTACTGCGGAAACCGCATAGGTTCTCAGGAAGTCACCAATCGCTCGGCCCGTGGGATTCTCTGCGATGGTTCTCATCATGAACTCAGTCTCTTGTGACGCTTCCGATTCAATCCCTTGGAGTCTCCCTTGGCTTAAGAAGTCCTCCATTTTCCCATCGTTTTCTTTGTACTTAACAAACTCTTCCACGGCCCTTGTCAGGGTTGGCTTAATGTCCAATTCCCCATCACCGAGAATCGCAAGATCAGGCCCAGCCTGTACAAGTCCAGCACGGAGTCCAATAAGACCGAGATTTTCAGCATCTTCCGTAAGGGTTGTGATGAGAGTATCGCTATTCTGACCGAAGTTAAGGGCCATGAGTGCGCCCATTACCCTGCTTTCCATGGCCTTACTCCAAGATCCATCTTTCTTCCTTAACTCTCTAGGGGATCCGATTGCATTGTAGAAATCTGATAAAACCTTGTCGTTGCGCTTAAGAAGTATCTCTCCATTCGATCCGGCCCGTAGGTTGCTGATCAGCTTGGGATTATCGATAAACTCAAGCGCATCGTATGATGCTTGTTCCGCTACACTCATCCCCTCGATGTTTGAATCCCTGACGAATTGCCGGATCTTGCTCGGATTCTCGTCACCCTGATACACACCCACGTAGTCGGGGCGTTTCATTGTATCGACCTTTGCTATCTCCGATTCCGGTTCGCCCATCTGTCGCATCGTGTTCTTGATCTCATCCCTAAGCCCTTGAGCGTTCTTTTGGCCTAATGCTTGATCTGCCGATGGTGTCTCGGCCATTTGATAGACAAGGTTCTTGGCGTTTGTCCTTCCGTGACCGCTATAAATACGACCATCCTTGCCTACAATCGTAAGACCGGTATCAGAAGTTGAAGCCGGCCTAGCCCACATCGCATGATTTGGATTCCTTGCAATTTTTAGCTCTTGTTCCCTGTTACCCGCCCGTGTCCTATCCCGTGGCTGAAGGTTTGTTCCAGCCGATGATTTTAGATCTCCCAATTCGACGAGTTTCCCTTGAACGGGAACGCTCATCGTATTTTTTGGTGTAGCTACATTGTAGCTACGTCCTTGTGTTGAAATAGCGGGAGATCCTGCCAACCCACTTGCTCCGGTGGTTCCTCCCTCATTCGTTTGGCTAACTGATCCAGTTCCAACTCCACTTCTATTCTGAGGAACAGAAGTAGGTAATCCTGTGGCGGGAACCCCTTGAACGGTTGCAGTGTCGGTTGTCTTGGCACTGTTTCCATAGCCAATTTTCGCCCGATCCGCAGATATTTTGTTTAACGCTCCTAGCTTGTCCATCATGCTGATGATTCGCTCTTTAGCTTCGTTGGCTAAAGGAGCGTCCATCTTGTACGTACCGGAAGTTATCGCATCTAGGATCTTTTTAAGTGCGTTTATGAAGTAGGGCAAAAACTCCGGATTGGTTTGAGCCTCTTCAGTCATGAAGCCCAAAACACGCTCATCCTTCTGGACAATCGCTCGTATGAACTCTTGCCCTATTTCATAATGCTCTAAATCGGTAAGCTCACCAGAGAATGCGCTATCAGAGCTAATCTTGCCCTGTTTGCCGGCGGATTTTTCTGATGCGTAATAAGAATCAACGAATGCTCTCCGGAGTTTTGGTGACATCGTTTTTGAAATGTTTTGTGATTCCTCCCTCGAAACAACCTGAACCCCAACCGAATGAGTAACTTCCTCGACAAACTTCCCAAGAAGTACCTGATCGGGATTTTCGGCTCCTTGAAGCTCCCTTTGCAGTCCGGTAAGGCTAATCGCTAGCTTTCTTGTCTTTCCGTCAGGTGAGAATCGGATCTGTACGCCACCAGAGATATTGTCCTGTGCGGTGAAGTCCACCGAGTCGAACATGCTCTTGTAGTTTTCAACAAGACCACCGACGGACTCAGAAATCTTCTGTAAAGCCTTTCTACGCTCAGGCGGGGCGTCCAGAATGGATCTTACCAAGGATGTTCTTTCCTTGCCTGTAATCGGCCTCCTGAACGCATTTTGAGGCATTGTTGTCGCTTTGCCGACATTTGCACCCTGTTTATTATCACCCGCACCCACTGGGATTGCTTCCCCTACCCTAATTCCACCATCAAATCCGTAATCCTTAGGACTACCCGCAATCGTTAATCTAGCCCTTTCGGGAGATTCTGAACGGACATCTACCTCACGATCCTGCATCGTTGCTGTGTCCGTAACCCGCACCCTGAACAGATTGCCGGACTCCTCCTTGCGATCTTTTGCGACAACTGAAGTGGTTTTTGCCTTTTGCTGATCCTGCTTTTCCTCAAGCATTGACCGAGCGTTCAGTACGCTCCTGCCTTGAGCTAGGGCAGAGATCGTAGAGGCAGTATTTCGATACTGGTCGATTGCCCTTTGTGACACAACGACGGCCCCGTTCTTGTCTTTGCCGAATACGGGAGATCCATCGGGAAGCTCTTCTGCCATTTCGTCGAACGAAAGCTCTGCTCCTGAGGCATACTTAGCCAATGCCCGTACTGGGCCTAGCTTTGCTTCTGATACAACCTTGCCCTTTTCGTCTGTTACGGTCTGAGCCGGAAACCTAGAAAGCTCTTCCTGAATCTGGTTCTGCATCTCTGCACCAACAGTAACCGTAGGGATAATCTGATTTCTTTGAGCGTATAATTGCGCCCCCTCATTCAGTAGATCCCGCTTCCTGTCTCCCTTTGCCTTGGGTAGCTCAAGTTCGATAGAAGCAATCCGTGTATCAATGGAGTTTAATCTAGTTTCCTGTTTGCTTATCTCTTTAGGAGTATATTCGGAAAGATCAGGATTTGTAACCCTTTGACCAACGGGAAGCGCATTCAACGATTCTTCTTTAGCCTTCCCAAAATCCTCCATCATCTTACGAACATCAGTAGATCTCTTGTTTTGCGATTGAGCCGATTGAGCCAAGGCAACCATAGCCGGAATAAACATTTCCACTGCTCCACCTATCTTAAAGCTCTGCCAAACATCATCTGTGAGTTCGACATTTGGCATATTATCAAAATACTTTTTGGTGCGGTTCAACATGTACTGCTGGTATCCCTCAGTGCCACCACCAAGAAGTCCTGAAATTGCCGTTCCGCCAAGTGCTTCAGCAAGTGCCTTTGTGGTAATTTTATTCAGCAAAGGCTTAAATAGCTTAAAAAGTTTTATCTCTAATAGATTTGAGACAATTTCAGCCGGTGCGCCTTTTGCTACATAGTTTAATGCACCCTGATGGGCCGAAAGCCTGTCAAACTCAGTACCGTTCTTAATTGCAGTTTGTTCTGCATCCTGCATGTATTCGTCGTACATTCCTGCTGAAACCGTACCTCCCATTAACGCAGGGCCAACAAAAGGAATAAATGCCGGCCCGATTTGAGCCGGAAGCTCTGCCAATCCTTTTGCAAACTGCCCGACGTCCGTTGATAGGAACTGTTCGGATACCGGTAGAGCCTCTTCAAGATTTTTAGCTTCTTTTCTTAAATACTCTGATGCCATGCGAAGGCTATTTACAAAATAATTGGTAGTACCAATATCGTATGTCCTTCCACCAATCATTACCTGATTAAATGGATCCGGAACGGCATTCTTGTCGTATTTGCCTGTCTTGGCTTTTTCTGCCTCTCTTAGAAGCTCCCCAAAACTCACTTCCCTTGCCCCGTCACCCATTCCCATTGAAACGGATCCGGCCTTTACGTCCGGTGACAATGTTTCTGCTCCAACCCCGCCAAACGAGGTTAGTCTTGCTTGCCTTTGTTCGTGTGTTTCACCAAAGACATACCAAGTTCTAGGATCGTTCTCGCCAGCAACAATATCTGCCAAAGCTCCAATCATACGCATGCCCATGGCCGGCGAACTTCGAAGCATCAGGTTGAAAACATCCATATCCCAAAAATCTGTATCGCTTCCGTTATACTTCTTCTTAGCTTGCTGGTAGTACATCCGAAGCGATTCGGAAACTTCCTTATCCATTCCAAGGTCAGTAGCTTCCTTCATTGAAGCCTCGAATGCCTTGTCGTCCATTGACCGAACCGCACTATCGATCTTCGGCATTACGACTGTCTTGAAAGTATCCTGCTTAATCTTTGCCTGTTGCTCGATCTTTGCCTGTAAAGATTCGTAGGCTGAGTTTCTTTCTTGTCCGGCTTTATTGGCTTCAATTTCAAGACTGCGTTGGGCGTCAAACATCGCCCCCATTCGTGTACCAATCGACTTGAACCCGCCTTTCTCGTCAAATGTTCCTACTTCCTTATCAAATATACTCTTCGATTCCTCGTACTTGGCAACATGCCCCTGCCTTTGTTTGTTAAGGTTTTCTGCTTGTTGTGCCAAGGCATTGATTCGACCGGCAACTTCGGGAGTCATCTTCCCGCCAGTCATCGCCTTAAGTTCCGTCATCCGGTCTTGCAATCCTTTGAGTTGATTATCGATTGAAGTAACCGCATCGGCACTAGCGTTTAGATTCGAATATAATGCACGTACTTTTTCATTTTCTTTTGTGCCTATTTCGTTTGCTACCGTTTTTGCTTCATTAACCCGTTTTTCGTACTTGTCATCGGCTTCTCTAAGCGTGGCCGTGTCTTGCATCGGCAAAGCAGGACTCTTTTTGGATGATTCGGGTTGCGCCCCCCCGTCAATCATCATGTTTCCGACTAGCTGGGTTCTATCTTCAGTTTTTTTTTGAGACTGCTCCAAGGTTTTCCTGCCCTGCTCATTCAGCTTGTTGCGAATATCAATTAAAACCTGATCCTTTTCAGGGCTATCAATTCCTTTTCGCTTTAGATATTCTGCGCCTCTGTCGCTTCTCAAGAAATCTAGTCTTGCCCTCTCAGCATTTGACCATGCAGATAGACTCTGGCTTGCCTCAAAATCCTCACGCTGGGCTTTTGCCTCTAGCAGTGATTCGCTAATTGTTTGCGCTTTTTTCGCACCGTCCTCGATTGCCTTATCAATTTCAGCCTTCTTTGCTAGCTTCTCAGGCGAATCCGGAAGCATGTCGTTTTCCTGCGACGCCTTGGCAAGCTGGGCCATCTGAAGTTTATGATCGTCGAGATCTGCTTTAACCTTAAGCTCTTGGCGTACAAACGAGTTCCTTGTTTCTTTGAGAAGATTATCGTTCTGCTTCTCTCTGGCCTGTTCCGCCACACCTCGGATTGTTTCGTCACCAGAGGTAAGACCTTCATCCACTGTTCCGACAAATTGATCCTCCGATAGCTTGTTCTTCCGGAAAAGTTGGTTTGGTTTAATCTTGGATTCTGCAATAGGTGCTTCCTTGTCAGGATCTTCAGTCTCTATTTGCCCAAACTCATTCCTACGGGTTTTTACGTTTCGCCCATCTAACCCCTTTTGAATCTTCCAAGGAGTAGGCTCAAACATTGGCTTGTTCTCTTCATTGACTTGAGGCTGAACGTCACCAAAAGCATCCGTATAAAACTTTTGTCCTGCCTTCCTGTATTGCCCTTCCTTTTCGCTATTCATTCCCTTCTTGAAATCTGCTTCCTGTTGCTTTTGAGCCTTAAGCTCCGCTACTTGCTTTGCTCTCTCTTCCCTAGCCTTTAGCTGGGCCTGAGCAGATTCAATCCTGCTATTGAATTGATCCGCTTTGTTTGCGTAATCGATCTCGCCCTTGAAGTTCTTTCTGGCGTAAGGATCCCTGATAAACCTGAAATCGATTCCGGATGGGTTTGGATTTACCGGACTAGCGTAAGCCATGGCAGAACCAGTCGGTTCCACCGGATCCGCCTCTTTAGGGTCAAAATTAACATCCTCAAGTTTAACTGGGTCGATCCCAACGCTCTTAGAGTCAGGTAGGCGACTAGCTCCCTTGGAGTCATCGAAGATGTTCTCTAGGCTCATGGATTATAGGCTTGCACGTTTCTGTGCTGATTCTCTATTTGCCTGTTTATTTGCCTCATTCTTTGCTTCTTTTTGGGCTTTCCTGTCGGCACTCTTCATTTTGTCATACCAATCCCCGCCTTGGTTATTGGCTTCTGAGACAGATAACCCTTTTTTCCACTTTTTCGGTTTCCACTCCTCCGGAAAATCCGTAAGGATAGGAACCGAGAAAACTCCCGATTCGCCATCCATGGATTAAACCTCGTCGGCTACTTCGAGAACAGTGGGGGATAGAGTAAAGCTGAACTGGTAGTTTGCCGTATTCACGTTGTCCTGACCGGCAACTATGTTCCTTGTGACCGTCATTTTTAATGGCCGATCTGCAACCGCAGTGGCGTTGTAGGCCCGATAAAACTGCTCTACAAAAGCCAGCATGATTTTCCGGATGTCGCCGGTACTTGCATTTGCTTCGGTGTTGGTAAGCTCTGCAACTGTTACGTTGCTAGATGCGCTACCGGTTGTGAATGTTACGGTATTTGATCCGGAGTTGGCTGAATAGCCGGCTCCGAGCCAAGTTGTAGGTGTTTTTGTGTATGCCATATTGTCTCCTTTGTTAAGCTACCATTGTTCCTTCGTTTGGATTTTTCTTTTTCTTTCTAGCTAAATCGTTTGCGTCGGCAGTTCCACCAGAAGCATCTGGCCCCTCATATTTAGGTGTACTGGCAACTTGTTTTGGTGCAGAGATTGTTGGTTGGTTTGCTTTTGTATCTATCGCCATTAACTCTTTAGTTTGTTCTGCATCTATGCCCGACTTGAATCCACCCGCTTTTCCGGATTGGTTTGTTGCCATCGTTTGAGCGACTGATGGATCCTTAGCGATAGCTTTCTGAGCCTCTTCAACGTACATTTTCTGAAAATCATTTAACTCCGGTTCTTTGGATGCGCTTTGGATTTCGGCCTTAGGCGTATCAGATGGCCCTTTGTAGCCAACATCGCCCTCATATTGTGGAGTCTTTGGTGCTTGTATTGGATTCGAGCCTGTTGCGGGAGCGTTCTCTTTGTATGGAACTTCTAAAGGCTTATCGCTAACACGGGCAAATGCGCTTTTATCAACAGAACCATCTTTCTTAAAAAAGTCATAAGGTTTTGCCACTTCTGGTTTTGCATTCGCCATTTCCATTTTCTGCTTATCGAAGTCTTTTGACATATCTTGGATCTTCTTGTCGCCACTTCGTCGTGCCAATACAGATTGGTATTCTTTATCTGAAGCTAGCTTGGATGGGTCGTAATTATTACGGGCCATAGCTGAAATCCTGTCTTTGTCGTCTAAAGCCGTATAATCTGCTCTTTTTGTGGCGGGTCTGCCGTTGGTTGTGTTGTAGTCGTCGATGTTCCCTTCAGCATATATTTGACGAACATCCTGAGAGGCTTGCTTTTTTGCGCTTTTTTCATCCATGCCACCAGCAAGCAATTCTTTAGTCCTAGTAGCCCTAAGTGCGTCAATCTTATCTTCAGTCGCCTGAGTCGTCGTTGAGACGGATGCGGTTGATCCATCCTTGTTCCTTAGGAATGTTGTAGTCCTGCCGTCTTTTTCTTCTCTTCCTGTAACGACTCTTCGCATCTCGCCCATTCTTTCGTCGATGTCTGCGAACTGAGTACGATCAGCTATGTAGCCTCTTTCGTTGCTCTCACGCTCCTTGTCATATTTAAGTGTTCTTCCGCTTGCCAAAAGCCTTGCATCCTCGTCTCGCCTTGCGCTTGCCTGAATCCCTTTATCATACTCCATTTTAATCTTTTCACGTTCATCTTGAAGCAAGTTTCTAGCTTCTGCATCGGCCATTTTTCGTCCTGCACTGTTATCAGTATTGTAGCGACTATTCATCGCTATTCCGTCCTGAGCAGTCTGAATGTCCTTAAGCCTTTCACCCATCGGGCCTTTATTAAATTGAGTATTGTAATCGCTTACCGCAGAAGTGCGTCCCTTTTTGAAAGCATTATATGACTCAGAATCAGTGTAACCGAATCCTTCTTTATCATTGTTCTGCTTGGCTTTATTAAGTTCAGGAGATGATCCCGCCGGCTGGGGCGATCCTGCGGGTTGAGATCCGCTAACCTTACCCTCTGCGTTAGCCACCCCTGCAACCTGAACTTCCCCATTATTAGAGGAAGGCTCAGGCACGGGTTTTGCATTGTTCCCAGTTGTCGGATATTTCTTTCCGTAGTTTTCAATAATGTCCTGATTGTATCTTGGATCAACAACCCTCTTTCCGTCCGAATTGGTAATCATTACGTCACCACTGCGACCAACATTATCGTCGTATTGCTTCCACTGCTCTTGAGGAGACTGTCTCCTGCGTCCAAGCATGTCGTAGTTTTGACTTAGCTCGGCCTGAAATTGTTCTTTTTCTGCGTCGGTAGCTGTCGCTCCTTTTTCTGCGTCGAATCGATATTTTGCTTTTGCCTTATCAGGAAGATCTTTGTACCACTGCAAGGACTTGGAGGCTATGTCACTCTCCTCAGAGTCGGTAAGTTTCCTTCTGCGCTCGCTTGTACTGTTTTGACGCTGGGCAATCTTATTGGCTCGTATCTTTTCGTAATATGCCCCATAACCGGTATCCGAAATAGGCGCAGAGAAGTTACTATTTTCAGCCATATAATGTTGTTAGAAGGACAACAAGCCCTGTCAAGCATCACTCCGGAGTAACGTCGAAATGAGCCGTGTTTTTGCGATAAAAAGTTATAGCAAATGTCTTGAGCAAGCCTCCTGCTGACGCCTGTGCGCTTCCGTTGGATGTAGTGGTTGTGACTGTCATCTTCGTTGGCTTATTTCCTGCGAGTGCCGTCACTCTTTGCTCGATAAACAAGATAAGTGCATAAGCTAGCTTTCTTACATCACCCGTAGTTGTGCTAGCTTCACTATTTGTAAGCTCATCCAGCTTGATTGCATGAGTGGAGTTAGAAGTGCTAAGTGTGATTTTATTATTTGCTGATGAATAAGAATAGCCTGTCCCAAAGAAGGACGATGGAGATTTATCGTATGCCATATTACGGCTCCTGTTCCACGGCAAGAACACCAGCTTCGGGTACTAGGTCAAAGACAAAGGTGAACTTGTCGATGATTCCAACACCACCAGTCTGAAGTTTGGTTTCTATGCTAGTTCGAACGCTTTGAGTATCGATATTATTGACCAACTCGCAGATCGAATAGCAAATCTCACGGAAGTCTCCCGTTGTTGGATCCGCCTCGGTTCCGGTAAGGTTTGGAAGAGATATGGCTGGGGTTGCCGAAAGTGCCGATGTTGCAGTTGCGTTTGAGCCATCAGAAGAAATGCTACCTGAAATTGCAACTGTTGGATTTGTCGTGTATCCAGTTCCTCCGTTCGTTATGGTTACGCTATTAACTTTGAATATAACGTTTTTTACGATGTTTGAGTTTGTTAATCCTCCACCCGTAATAGTAATAGACGATGAAGAAGTGTAGGTACTTCCGGAACTGAGTACATTAGAGTTATTAAGGATCAACATTTGATCATAGCTTTCCGTTCCAACGGCATTCACAAGCTCTGCCTCTGTATATAGTCCGGTGCTTGAAACTTGTAGCTTTTCAGTATAACCGGATCCTGCGGTAGTTGCGCTTATTCTGCTTGAAGCTGTTGAAATTGGCATCTTGTATGCCTTGATAGCAAACGCTGAAGTGCTTATTTCTGTGGTTGGCTCAGAATAAACATCTAAAACCCCGCCGATATCTCCTGTGCCGTCTGGATTCAGGTATATATTAGTAGCACTGGCTTGACCGACATCAGTGGCGTATTTTCCTCCTCCATTGTATGTTATGGCAGTTGATCCATTTTTTTGTGCTGTATATATCGTTAATTGAGCTACTGGATTTCCATTCGGATTCGATTCACGGAAGGCATTGTACGTAACGTTTGAGTTTGCAGTAGTCCACGTCATAGGGGACGCAATCCATGCGCATTCAGAGTCACCTGTGCCAAGGTTTGCAACGTGTGTACCATTGGTTGTTTTTATTAGCATATCAGCATTTGGCACATAAATGTTCCCAGTATTCATGTCCTTGAATGTCGTAGGATAAACGTCGTTCGTATTTACAGTGAAAGATGCAGAACTTCCGTATGGGCTTGTAGCCCCTATAAATACTGATGGTTGAAGTGCGCCATCTGTTCTGAAATAAACAGTTCTGTTAGTCGGATAAATCTCGTATCCGGTTACTAAATAATACGGTTGCGTCATTTTTAGCTTCAGCGAAAGCCCGTTTAGAGTGCTTTTAGATTGAGCAGTATTCCAGCTAGTCGGAAATATCGTTTGAGCGTCGATACGGCCAGCACTATTTGTGTGTATTGTCGCAGTCCCAAGCACTGTATTTGTATCGGAAGCATTAACAATCTGCACCGGTACCGACGCTGATACTGGGTAACTTCCGCTACCAGCATTTCCTTGCTCAAAGTCACCATCACCGTTTGGCGTATAAGGAGTAGAGAGACTCGCAACGTGTAGTGATGATGAACTATCAATCGACACCGAAGCATCTGAATATGTCCCGTTTTCTCCCGACACCGAAACTGTTGGGGTTGTGGCACTGTCGAAGAACATATTTATGTTAGGAGATACTGTCGCTAGGCCAAAGAGAGGGGTTATCTCCAATCCATCACTTGTAGTTATCTGGACGGACTCTGGTTGGCTTGTTTGCAGTAAGCTCGATGCGCCCACCGACGCAAAAGATAAGGTTTTTAATCCCATGTTTGCAGTTGCGGTTGCGCCACTTCCGGATCCTCCTGAGAATGCAACTGAAGCAGTTGGAGTTGTATAGGATCCACCATTAGTAACCGTTACGCTTGCAACTTTCTTTCCGGTGTATCCCGCAATCGTGAAAGATATTGTATCACCCGTTGCAGTGTAACCGTCAATATACTGGGCTGGGGGAAAATCGGCCATTTTGTCTATGAATTAGGTTTGTGCGTTAGTGCGTCAAGCATAGCTTCTGCGGTTTGCCTGAATGGATTTCTCTGCGTTGAGCAGATCTCTCGGTAGTCCTCTTGTTGATGACGGTGCAAGATAGGGAGTTGCGCCATCGATTGTCGCTATTGCGATTGATAAAGCCAAAACATCGTCGTCGTGATTCCCACTCATCGCCTCGGCCTTGCCGGAGTCCGTAATTACGAATGTCTTAAGTTCGGAAAGGATGTTTGGGCAATAGATATTGATTCCGCCACCATCCAGATCCCCGTCTCTGATTGCCGTGGCTAGTGTTTCTATTGCTAGCGTCCTTGTCTTTTCGGTTGTTTGCCATCCAAGTGCCTTCGCCTTCTTGGATTCACGTAAATTGAAGATTTCACGTTGGTAAATCGGCGTTTGAGCATCCTTAAGTAGTTCGATTAGGGCCAATCCGGAGTTATTTACCTCTGGAACGACCATGCAACCACCAAAGAACCTTGAAAGCCTGTCCACAAATAGGGCCAGAACGTCAATATCCACCCTGCAAGGTGGTTTTAACCTCCCAACTACGGAAGGCGGGATCCATTTGCCTAATACGAAAGCTCCGGATGCCAAAACTATCACTGAATGACAGTCCGGCTCCCTTGTGGATCCTGCTACCTGACTCGCCCCTGTCATGGTATCGACACCAATCAAATACCGGCGACCGTACTCAGGCTTTTCCCATAGCCATAGCCACGCTTCGGCGGATCCGGTAGGCCGGAACACAACCGAATTACCGGAAGGATCCAGAACACCCTCTGTTCTCTGCTTCTTTCTGGTAAGAACCTCGATCCTTTCAACCCCTGACCGGTCAAACCTTGGCCGGCCAGACGTTAAGAAGCATGAAACGTCGTCGGTGGGGTATTCCTGATTAAAAAGCTCGGCATCTCCACCGCATTTCTCACCCACGATCCGGCGACGCCATGCAAGATTCGGTATCGTCGCACCCAAACCCATCAGATTCCTCTCAGAATCCGTGAGGGATTCCTTAATTTCCTCTTCTTTCTGAGCCGGCAACGTCTCGACAGAATCCGCAAATGAATACCAAGGCCAAAAGACACGGATGAAACCGTTCCCCTTCTTTCCTTTTTTGAAATCCTCAAACCATACTGCCTTTTGCCACCTCTCATAAAACGCACCGGACGCACCGTTCGGGGTAGATTCAACAATAACTAGGGTTTTCGGCTCATCGGGTACGCAATTCAGGATCGAAAGAAGTACGCTTTCGGCATTCCGTTCTCCCCGCTTCTTCCAGTGTGCCACCTCGGACGCCAAGACGACTTGAAAGGTGGACGACATGCCGGCCCGTGGATCGTTTGCCGTTTCCTTGTGACAACTTGAATCGTTTGAGAATGCCAACTTAGTCTTATGCCATTCGTTGCCCCATGCGTGATCGTCCATGTCTGCATACCGGCTGAAGATTTCCGCAAGATTGTTTGACGTATCCAACTCATCCCCGATCAAGGCGCACCTAGCTCCGGAGAAGCGACGCAAGAACGTATAGACGCAAGCGCACGAAACCGTTGAGGATCCCTTTTGGCGAGGCTTAAGGATGACTATTCTAGGACGCTCGTTATTTTCGATACACCACTCAATCACTTCCGAAACGAACTTCTGAAAATCATTCGGCTTGGGCCTAACTAGATTGCCGGCCTTGTTTTTAATGATTCCGGATGTTGCCATCCAGAGAGCAGGACTCGTTTCGATTACTGAATCCAGACTCATAAGCCGAGTATCCTATGAAACGGGCATCGACTCTTGCCGTCCTTTTTCCAAACCCGATCCCTGTAATACGATTCGTGAGCATCCATCTTGAGTTTTGTTTTATTGATCTCAGCCAGATCCTTCTTACTCAGCGTTCCGCAAGAATGTCTCCCGCCCATCTCCGACCGCTTAAAGGGAATAGCCTGAACCAACGGTGTTCCCTGCTCGATGATTCCGGAAAACTTGGGATCCTTAAGGACGAACGGGAAGTTAATCTGATTCTTAAACTTGTCGCATTCAACGATTGCCGAAAAACACTCAAATCTAGGATCTGCCCTATTTAGGGGAGGCACGAACAATACCGACCAACCGGCGGGAACATGGATATGCCAGAAGTTTGAGAACTTAAGCGGTTGGGCCGGATGGGATGGATGAGCCTCGCCACCTAACTGCCAAGGTTGGTGCATCCCTATGATTTTCGTCGGGAAAGAACTATCCGTTGCGACAATCGATCCCTTCTCGGTTGAGACAAGTTCGACGTCACCGGCCAAAGGAATGATGAAGCCGGCGGAAAGAGAATCTAGGAATGGGGCGCACCTCTTTACTGTTCCTTTGCTTAACCCCTGATTGCCTATCCGGTGCGGAAGTTTCTTATACCAATCCGGAAGAAACTGACTCGCTGGATAAGGCTCAGGGATAACCCCTTTGAAACGTTCCTCGCAAAGAAACCGGATCCTTGGGGAAAAGATCATATATAGAAAGCCCCGTCTGCCCCCCTGTTCCTTGCGGATGCTGAATTGTAAGGCTTATCCAACCTTTTGCGTAGCGTGGATCCGTCAATAGGCGAATGGCACATCCTGAGCAGTAGATCTAGGTCAGGAGACTTGAGGAAGTTCAAGAGATCCACCACCTCCCCGTCGTGGCGCATCGTCGTTACTTTGCTGTCTTTACTGAACCCGTATTTTCTTAGGGATCCAACCTTCTTAAGTTTATCGACGATTCCTCCGGCCCTTAGATGACGGTAATCGTGAATCGCCTCGGCGACGACCGCCTCGATCAGCTTTACGCAATTTTCGGCGATGTAGCTTTTTTTTGTGCGTTTTCGGTTTGTCTTTCGGCCAGAAATAGAAGATTGACCTTTCGCCTTCAATGGTTCCCCTTAGACTTGATGTAAATGTTCGCTCCATGTTGTTGTCAGATTAACAACAACATCCACCTTAGTAAAGCTCTGAATGTCCATGACCACCATTGGCTCACGATCCTGCCAGTCCCGAATCTGACCTCTTCCCCCAAACACAATGTCCGGAAACTCCCCTTCCTCGATCTTTCGGTAGCAGACAAGTTTTGGAAAAGAGAATATGAGGAAGAACGGGAGTCCTGACTTTTTTGAAAGATCGATCCCTGACCAATACTTTTGCGCTGAGATAAAAGGACATTCCCATACTTTCGAACGGCAACGAATCTCGGCCCACGCAACAACCCTTTCGTTACGGGTAAGCCCGTAATCGACGATGTACTTGATCGGCAACTTTTCGATACCGACCTTCCACTTTTCGGCAATCGCTTCGCCAACTTCCCTTTCCCGTGAAAGATCCTCTTGTGTTTCATACAACGGCCTCATCGCTTATGCCATCCGGTACTTGCTTTCCAGTTTTTCGAACGGGCATAGAGGATTGATCCGTGATCGCAACCCCACATCTTTGCAATCTGAAGGATCCGCATGCCGGATTCATGCTGTGCCTTCCATATAGCCCATCTCCGAGCAACTTTATCCGGTGTTTTGTTTGCCGGCTTTTTAGTGTAGTTGCTTCTATCAAAGTTAAGATCTTCCGGAATATCAAATTTTGGCCCCTCGACTTTCTCAACCGGATCCGCATTAACTCCTGCACTGAGATTTTTGATATAATTATCGCCCCAGCTTCCGGCAGTATTTACCGTCATGCTTGCAATCCTAGCCTCCATGCCGGCGATCCGGTGCGATAAAACGGTAATAGCCTCTAGCCCCCGTTCCACCAACTTGATCCTTGCCATGATTGCTTCGTCTCTAGCCAATTCAAGATTTACCACGTTACTGCGCTCCGCTGTCCTGCCCTGCTCCACGCTACGATTGAATGCCTGATACAGACTCATTACTTTTCCCTGCCTTTCTTTATATTTTTGGATCCCGACCACTACTCATGATCGGACGATCTATGTTGAATGTTTTGTTTTCCAATCCCCGAATCTCCCTCATGTCAATGCACCGGTGTTCGCCACTCGACGCAACTTCCACTAGGTAGATCGGGTTATGGGAAATCCCGTAGTCAATCGTTGCTACCCATAACGCTTCCCCGAACGGAGTCAGAACCCAGCGGGAGGCCGGCAAATAGGTAATCATTTATTGCCCCTAACCATCCGTTCAATCGCCAATCGCACCATGTACGAGATCACTGCTTCCCTGTCTTTTCGCAGTTCCATAAGCCCATACTTGTAAAGGTTGTCCCCGCACTTTTTGTTGAAAGTAATATCCACCTCGACCATCTTCACTTTCCTCGATTTGCCAAACGTGATGTTTCCTAAGTCCTTGTTCTTTTTCATTTATTTTTCTTCTTTCCAAAAGGAGTAGTTTTCCATTTGCCAAACTTCCGCTTCGAGGGACGGAATGCCCACACATCCCCGTGCTTATCCAGATCCACCGATATTTTCATTAGCTTCTGGTAAGCCCATGCCCCAAATCCAAAGGATCCAAACAACCGGTAAGCGCAATCCCCCATCCAGAAAAAAATCCTAGAAAGAAGTACTTTCATTTCGACATCTCCTCGGCGTATTCAACCGCTTCCTCAACCGGCTCCTCAATCTCACGAAACCTTTCAATCTTAAATCCACGCTCAGGAAACGGAGCGACATTCGAACACGGATTCTCTAGGCCGACTAAATAAACGGCAATCTCCCCCGCCTCACTTGTTGTCGAAACGCCGACGCTCATCCCACGGACGGTATAGACTTTATCTTTTATGGGAAGCATTTTGTATAAGTTGATAATCCCAGTCTCAAAACTGTCATCGACGCATACCACTTTAGAACCCTCTCTCATTTGACCTCCGCATATAAACACTTTGATGGAAGCTCATGTAGAAAACGCATGGCCTCCCGTTCCGTATTAAAGAAACAATCCACAACGGGAACCCCCCGATGCCCATTCACCCTAGATGCCTTCCTAGCGATTACATCCGTACCGGTATCGACGACTACCCACTCCCTGTTCCCCACCACTAACCTTGTCCCATAATCAAATACCCGTGGATCCGACGCCATGCTTCGACCGCTAACCAGACGCCGGCCAGAGGCACTACGCAACCTTGACGTGTCAGGATCCTCGCCCCGCCAATACGCAGTCACATAAACCTTCTTGAGAACCTTAGGCTTCGGCACTACGAAAGCGGAACGGCACGTAGAACTTGAAAATGAAAAGCTCAGAAAAAATAAAACTGGAATTAGCCGTAGGAAACGAGATGTTGAATTAAAGCGAAGGGGGGGGGTACGGGAACCCGACCTTTTTTTATTCGTATGTATTGTGGAAAAAGGCCGGCCAAAAATGGGGAACGGAGGGGGGTAGGCCGGTGATTTGTCGCACAATGTACAGTGTATCATACGCTCGCAGAACTCCTTGATTATCAGACTACTTAGGACTTTCGACCTCGGCCCGTGGAACATTCTCTATAACTGCTTGCGCTTGCCCATGCTTACGTAGCTTATCGGCCAAAAGCTCCAATGCTTCAGGGGTCAAATCCTTGAGCCGATCGTCCTCAGTCTTGATGTGCTTAGTCGTCGTGAGGATTCTCTCGACTGGTTTCCCAACTGCATAACCTAGATATAGTTCCGCAGATCTTAAACGAGTTTTATGATCGGGCCTTTCGTCATACGTGTGTGTCTTATTATTCCACAAGTATTCTTTAGCCTCAAGTGCTTCATTGATAGCGTTATAGCACTTCCTAAGAATCTCCGGATCTTGTAGCTCGGCTTGACTAAGGTTCATTACCCCCTCACGCACATGCGCTCGGTGTGGGCCAAAACGGGTCAAACCCTTCTCTCGGCCCTTGCTCGCAATCTTCTCAGCTAACGTTGCGGGTTCGCTCACCAAACTACCTCTGCTTCCTTTGCTGGTGCTTTGACTGCTACCAGTTCATCCACTATGTCAGTTGTTGTCAGGTTGGCAACATCTTTCTCATTAGATGCCACAGAATCGAGCAACAATGCCGATTCCCGTGCGGTTTGTAGTTCGCTAGGGGTAAGCATCGATTCGAGCCATATCCACCCATCTTCGGGCATTTTATGACAAAGTAGGCTTATCGACCATCCGGAGTGACCTTTCTTCACGTCTGATGCGACTGCGATTGCGTCGTAGTACCAGAGCGGTTGCTTGATTTCCCAGTTTCCTTCGAGTGCCTTCTTTGTTGCATCGACTGACTTGTAAAGGATCCACTTGGCATGCTCGTTGGATGGATCGAGTCGTGAGAGAAGCCTTTGATCTACGTTCAGGTTAGTTAGATCCTCAAACGTGCAGTTGGTTGTGATGATCGTCGTCTTGCCGGCGTCCATGCGATTACGGATCATGTCTGAGATCCGGCCTCCATTGTGATCTTTCAAGTGGCGATCATTGGCCCATAGGTCGTCCATGATAAGCAGATCTACCTTTGTGGGTAGGTCTAGCACGGACTGGATTGGTTTGTTGTCGTGGTAAGCCACTGAGATGTCTTTGAGCCAGTTTTCCATGTTCAGGAACAATGCCGTTGCTTTTGGTTTGTCTGAGATCCATGCGTATCCGGCGTCGATTGCCCTGTGGGTCTTGCCGGTGTGAGGTTCGCCGGTCATGACAGTGATCAGCTTCTCGACTCGCATAGGCTTGTGTTTGATCTGAGCCGAGTACTTTGATGGTGCGTTTAGAATGCGTCCCATAGTTTTATGCCTCCTCGTACTGAATTGTTTTGGTTTGTGGTTTAATTGCTGTGAGCGACTTCACTTGCTTTGGTTTGTTGCGTAGGTGACAAGTGCGTACACACGCTTTCCAGTCTTTCATGGGGTTCTTGCCAACTTTCCATCCGTTTGACTGATACCAGTTGTAAGTCTGTTCAGCGTTGCTTTCGTCAAATCCGATTTCTTTTGAATAATACAACCATTCTTCAAGTGATGGGATCCTATTCCTTTCCATTCCATTCCCTTCCTTTCCCTTCCCTTCCGGCAGTGAGTCGTCAGTGAGTTGTGTGTGAGTCGTCACTGAGTCCTCACTGATCGCTCCGTGAGTTTGGGTGTTACTCGCTAAGTAATAACCTTTTATAGTACTGCCCGTTGGCCGGTTGATTACCTGATGTTCCTTGAACTTGCAGATGCGACCGATCTTCCCCATTTTGGGGTGAGTTACTATTTTAATAAACTCTATATTAGCCAATTCCTCTAAACTTTTTGATATGGTTTTGGTGTCCTTTGCAAAAGGATCCACCTCACCCCGTAGGTAGTACTCGTCGGCATGGAAGTAGCCTTCGTCGTCTGCCACATTGAGCAGTGCGACCGCTAGCCACTTCGCATCCCCTGAAAGCCTCCCCGTTAGGGGGTGCTTCCAGAAGTACGGTTTGATGGTTCTAATACGCATTAGAACGGTATTTCGTCGTTGTCCGGCTTGGGTTCCGCCTTGGGTTGGGCCTTTGCCTTGTGCTTGGCCGGCTCAGGATCCTTCTCAACCTTTGCCATTGGCTTGCTTAGGAACTCACCGATGCGATTGCGCTTCACACCATTGTATTCCTCGACGCCAATCAGTGCCTCGCCTTCCTTGCCCGTAATCTTGGTCAAGAATGCCTCGTCCAAGTCGAACTCTTCACCACGTTTCGGTGCTACCCCGAAACACTTTAGGAATGCGTCCGTTTTCCATGCGCTCTTCTCAGTGAAGAACAGGAAATCGGTGATCTGCGCCCCGCTATCCACGTCCTCCATCGTGATCTTAAGCATTTCGTTTCCTGCTCTGGACACCATGAACTCGCCACCGACGAAGCGAAGTTTGTAGTCGCCCTCCGGTAGCAAGGTGTTCCCGCCTTTTCTATCCATGAACTGATATTTCATTTTTCTAACTCCTTTTCTCTTCTGCGTTTCTTTTGTTCTATAATCTCTTTCAACATCAGGATTGAACTATCGACTCCTTGCTTAACTTCTTTGACGCTCGCTTGCATAGTGCTTGGTGCGCTTGCATGAAGGTTCGACAAGGCTTCTGTATTCCTTTTCAGAATATCGATGATCCATCCAAGTTTTTCGCTACTCGGCCTCACACTTTCCGCATGAGTGAGAGAATGGTTTGGATCTTTCCGTCTAATTCAATCACCTTGTCCCGCAGTTGGTTTACTGTATCGATGACGATTTCACTCGTCGGTAATCCGTATTGGTTCAACCCTCCCAATCCTCCCATTCCCCCACCGATGTTTATTGCTGGCGGATATTGTGGGATAGGTTGATTGGTTGAGTTTCCAGTGGTTTGTGTGTCGCTCATTTCTTTTTCTCCTTTGTGTTGGGTACGCAGTTAGGCACAGTCTTTGCGCCCTTCTTTTTTGTTCCTACCATTTCGTAGCCCTTCCAACATGGGCCTTGGTAGTTCTTGGTTTTCTTCATTTCATTTGTCCTTTCAGTTTTGCCAATAGGAAAACGGCCCTGACGATGGCCCTTTCCGCATGGTCTAGTTTGTTTTCTCCGTCCACGTCCTTGGGGGCATTACCGTCCTTCTGCATTAGGCAGATTGAGGCATGTTTAATGGCCCTAAGACCGTGATAATCGCAGTTGTTCTTCGTCCACCATTCGTTCAGTCCTGACTTGGTGGATCCGGTAATCATGACCTTCCGAACTACGTGTCCGGCTAGCTCGGCTAGATCCTCGATTGTCGGGGCCGGTTTGACTTCGCTCATATCAGTTCCTCCCCGCCTGTAAGCCTTGAGTGTTTATGATGTAGTGAATCATCACCTTGGGCTTTTCAGGTGGTGCTTCGTTCGCAACGAGAATCTTTACCTTGGCAGGATCGATGCCCTTCTTGCAGGAGTGGACGTAAGCCTTGTCCACTGCCCGTTTCAGCTTCTCTAGGGTGATTACCTTGTGGGTTTTCTTCACGATTTGCTCCCCAAGTACTCGGCAACCTTGAGCCGGCCCTCGTCGATTGATCGGATGACAACGACCGCATAACCACTCTCTATTAGGTTTTCGCCCATGATCTTTTGAGATGGCGAAAGCGTTCCCTTGTCCGTTTTTAGTTCCATGAATAGCCCGTGAAACTTCCCCCGTGCCACCGGCAGGAATAGATCCGGTACGCCGGCCAGAACTCCCTCTTTCTTTAATCGAACGGCAGTCCGGATGTTGCGTAGCCCACCATTGGGGATCGCAAACAGATTCCTGCACCGGTGATCCATTCGAAGCAGGGTAACGAGTGACTGTTGGAGTTGGCTTTCGAGGTGTCTCATGCCGTCCTCCAATAGATCCGCCAAAATAGATGTTTCCAGTTTCCGGATGTCTTGACGTTTGCCACGTCAAAGTAGCTGATGCCAAAACGACAACACCTCTTCCAAAAGAAGTAATCCTCGTTGAAGTTGTCCTCCACCACTTTGATTATCATGTTCCCGCTTGCATCGACCTGAGGGGCAATCTTTCCGTCGAATGCCACCATCCCCAGTACGTTCCTTGGGATGATTAGCCGGCCTCCGTTCTGCTTGGCTAGCGCACTCAGGGCCAAACCAAGCATTCCGGATCTCCTGCGTTCCGTTGCGATCTTTGCGTTTAAGGTTTCCATCATTTTACTCATAAGAACTCCCTCCATAACTTCCGGATAAACCAGAAGGCGACTGCGCCTCCGCTTGCTACACCGACGATTAACATTCCCCATAGGATCGCCACACCCAGCCAGAAGGCAGTTAGCTCGGCCATGGATACGACGACTTTCAAGACCTCGTATGCGAAAGGAGTTATGGTTTCCATATACTTAAAATTGATTTCGGATCGGTGATACCGGCCATGGCATCTGTTCTCACAAACCGATCTTCATGAATGTCAAACGAGGCAATCAGGTTGCCCAAAGCGATTAGGCTATTGAGTACGTGGGATCCCTTGGCGAATGCCCTATAATGGTATTCCGTTTGAACTCTGAGTGGCGTCGAAACAACCGCATACCCGCCGGCCTCAACCAATCCTTTCATGTCTTTTAGAAAATTGACGTAGCAAGGAACGTGTTCGATTACGTGGAATGCGCTTACCACTCCGAACTTATGTGTCCGGATCGTGTGGAAAGGTATCGTCACGTCCACTGGTTGATTCGGGGCCGGATCTTGGCTCATGTAGGTAAAGCCAAACCCAGTGATGCGTTGCTCGGCCTTTGCTTGTCCGGCCCCTATGTCCAGCCACGACCGGTTAGGCAGTGGCATAAGGCATAGCAAGGATCCTGCTATGATCTGCTCAAGCCTCTGGTTGTCCGGACGGCATTCGTCACCGGACTCCTTGAGTGGATCTCGGTAAATACTCAAGCATTCCTCCGGCCAAGCTCTTCACGGAGATGCTTGAAATACTGACTTCCGGTTTCCCTGCCCTTTGGCAACTGAGTCCAATTCTTTTTGTCCTGCTCCTTGGTAAAGTTGCCGGAGATCATAGTTTCCAGTCGGGCAATCATCTCTTTGATTGCCTTAGTTTTCATTTTGTTAATCTTCATTTTTTCATCAACCTCGGTTCGGATTCAATCACCTCTAGTTCGTCACCTAACAGATTCGACAATGCCTCTTTTGAGTCTTTCACACCGAGTTGTTGTTTTTTTGCCAACAACTTCTGCAAATCGCCCACCTTTACTGAGCAACATGAAGCAAACTCGGATCCGTTAAGGATGGTCGATAGCTTGGTAAAGGCAGTCTCAGGACTCTTAATCGCCCGACGTTGAATCGGAGAACTCAATTTATAGCCCTTTATTGCTTCAGGATTGGCTTTTAGAAGCGTCTTAGCCTTCTCCTTAATACTTTCTATGATCTGCTCAACGATTTCGGCCCTAATGAGCAATTCCTCAAAGGGCATGCCCAACTCGAACTTCGACTCCGCAGGGACGATTTGCATGCTTTCGCCCATGGCCGTCTCGCATACCCCGATTGCCTTACAGTACTTGCACCATGTCCCACTCTTGCGGGGGGCATTGTCCTGATCCAGTGCCTTAAGTCCGGTAAGAATGTTCTCACGGGATAGGCGTATATCACTTTTGGAATAAGCGCACAGGGTTGTAGGTGCGCCGATCTGGATGATGCCTACGGTAATTTCCTCAAGGTTGGGATGCTCCTGCGCCATGAGTACGGCCAAGAATCGGAGTTGAAGATTCTTTCCGGCTTTATCGACTTCGCCCCTGCCCGTCTTGTAATCGATAATTATTCCCCGCTTACCGCATGCGGAGATTGCCATCAAATCCCCCTTGCCGGAGGCTAGTTCTTTGCCTTGTTCCACAAGGAACAACCGCTTTTCCCTAGCTACCAGAGGCTTCTCAGATTCCCAGTTAGCCAGAACCAAATCCGATTCCGTGTTCAGCGTCTCGGCCATGTCACGTTCAGCGTCATTCAAGCTCGTCCAAGGTGCTTCGCCGGCTAGCACGTCATGGATCCTAGTACCGGCTTCTGATGCAGGATTGGACGTATCCGGAAAGCCGGACTCTGCCCGAAAGGATCCGGCACAGTTCAGGAAGCGTTTGGCGTTGCTTGCGCTGGGTAATCCTTTGCGTTCGTCGCTCATTTTGCTTCCTCAAAGATGGGTGTTGCAACAACCGGTATGCTCGACGCTTTACCGGCAAACTGATGGACGTCCTCACGTTCGATCTGATCCCGCACTTCGGGCGACAAGGGAACCCACTTGGATGCCCGTCGGAATACCGTCTTTTTTGCCATCTCATTCCAGTCCGTAACCCAAGGGCCAGACTTACCGGCCTTGGAACGTGACCGGATCGATTCGACGTCGGCCTTTGTCATGACTTCACACTTGTTTGATCCGTCCTTCATGCGGATCATGCAATAGACCGCAATTACGGCCCCACGATCCTTCCGGAAATCGATCTTGTGCTGTTTGATTTCCCCAAGGTCGTATTCAAAAACGTCACCCTCGCAAACTACGTCGGCATGGATCGATAGGACGTGGCCCGAGCGCATGATTAGGTCAAGGATCCCTTTGTAGTCCACCACCAGAGTAGCCACGTTGCCGTAAGGGATCAGGTGCGCCCGTCGCCCATCCGGTTCTAGGCCCATGGCCCCAAGATCTACCAAGCACTGAAAGAGGCTCGGCTTCGTGCAATTCAGCAGGGCCGGCGTCTTGTTAATCGCCATCAGTGCCACCCGTGCGAATCGTTCCGGCGTCAGGTGCTTTGGCAGGGCATCGGAAATCTTCTTTTTGAACTCGTCGGATCCGATCAGTTCCCGAATCGTGTTCTCGCTTTTTACTGCAATTTCTTTGTCGCTCATGGTTGTCTCCTTATTGGTTGTGTAAGTATTCCCATCCCATTCCGTCCTCCCGTAATTGGGACTTCGTGCTGGTAGGGACGTTGAGGAAGCTCATGTCTTTTTTGACGTCTAGTTCGTGGTCGCAACTCGGCTCCTTACTATCCTGTTTAGGATTAGTCATGCTGGTTCGTCCTTTCGTAGAACCACACGGCGAGGTCGTCCATTTTCCTTGCGATGTATTCGAAGTAGTCCTTCAAAAAGATAAAAACTTCAAATAGGGCGTAGTATATTTTGTTCATTTTGTGCCTTTCTTTGCACGGGATAAGCGCACACGCCTCCCGTGGTAATTATTTATTTTTGGTGTGAATAGATGCGCCCATATGCCACAAGCATACTTGGCGCAGTGTAACTGACTTACTGGTAACATTCGGACGGGGTGGGATTTGAACCCACGGTAGGATACAAGGGTAAGATTTGTATGATAGTGACTTAATCCGCCACTTATCGATTTGATTTGATTAGATTTGCGTGTGACACTTGTTACATGGCGAGTATCTATAAGAGAAAGCGTTCGAAGTTCTGGTACGTTAGAATTAAGCAGGGCAACCGCTGGGTTGCTAAGGCTACTCGCTACCTTGTTGCCGATCCACTGGCTACGGCCCGTGCCAAAGTTTATGCGTCCACCCTTTCCGTTGGCGAGGTTAGCGTTCCCCAAAATAAAAGCACCGACTGGGTTGTTCCGATGATTGAAAACATGCCGATCATGACTGGAACTTGTGAGCGTTACCTCTCGGCGTGGCGAAGCATTAATCAATTTATGACTCTGAGAAAAATTAGGCTGGATGAGTTTGGGCCAATTCACGCAAACTTGTTTATACTTTGGAGACATGACGTAAAGAAAAATCTTTCGAGAAAAAAACTTTCTCGGAATACCATGATTCAGGAGTTGAAGATCCTGAAGATTATCCAACGGCAGGGACGCCTTTTGGGGAAAATGGAAGGTCGCCCCATGGACGACTATAAATGCCAACAATCGGCAAAGAGAATCCGTCCGGAGCTAACCGATGAGGAGATCCAAAAGTGCCGAATGGCACTTATGAAAAAGCCCTCTTGGATGGGCGTAGCCTTTGAGATCAGCTTGGCGACCGGATGCCGGCTAAGGGAGTGTTGCATTCCCACCTCTTGTATCGATCTGGAAAGGCGAACAGTCACTTTCCCTAACCCTAAGGGCGGGGAAACGAAAGCCTTCCTTATCCCCATCCCCGCATCGATCCTCCCCCTCCTGACCCATATCGTAGAAAGCGGGGCAAAGGTTACTTGCTTGATGCCCCGCAAGGCGTCCTACCGGTTTCGCCGGATGTTTGACCGAATTGGTATGCCGAACCATACATTCCACAGTCTGCGTATTACCCGTGTGAGCCGAATGCGTAGGGCCGAAGTACCCCGTGCCTCGGCTATGCGTCTGGTGAATCATAGTTCTGAAATAGTTCACCGAATGTATGATCGGTTTGAGATGGGAGATCTAAGGAAGTACGTGGACGCCGGTAGTACTCCTCTCGCCAACGGTCAAAATCAGACGGCACAACTACTCCTTCCAAAATCGGAAAGCCGGCGCATTCTCTGAGTTTGCAGATACGGGCATAGGTTAATCCGTAGGCAATCGAAAGTTCCCTGAGGCTCAGGGCTAGATCTAATCTTCTCTTTTCGTGAGCAGAAATTCGTCCTCTTCCGTTTCCGGCAGGGAGATCCATCAAAGCTAATTACAATTATGTCACTTTATTGTAAATGCTATTTCTAAGGTGTTAAACACCAGAAAGATGCGGTGTTTTACACCGGCTTAAATTACTTGGATTCTACCGAGAAGCAGGTAGGTATCCGTATGCCCAACAAACGACATCCAACACGGACTTTCGTTGGATTATGGATTTCGCAAACTAATAAACTCAGCCTTCAGCGTCTTGCCCGTCTCGAAAAACTTAGTGTGTCTGCCTACTTGTCGAAGCTCGTTGCCTCGAATCTGAAATCAAAAAGCAAAGTTCTCGTAGCTCTGGCCGGAAGTACGTCGGCCCAAGCTGAAGTGAGTGTCGATGTAGCGTCGAAGTTTCTCTCGGTCGTACTCTGTTGCGTTCAGGCCGTACTTATCCATCCACTCCCAGTAGAACTTCCGTTCATCTGTTAGCTCGGTGTAGTACCGGTAGCACCGGTACTCCATCGTCGCTATCCGCACGTTTCGCTCTTCCTCCGGCATCTTCGACGACATGACCTGAGGCAACTGCTTAAGCATGAAATCCCGCTTGTATGCCTCGTATCCGTCGGCGAAGGCTCCGGTGGCAGTCAGGAGGAGTAGGGTCAGGTACTTCACAGAACCCCACTCACTTTCAACTGGTAGAAGGGCTTGAAGAACGTGTCGCCGATCAAGGCGATGTCCTCGGCGTTGCTGGGTTCCGTGTTCTTCAGGGTTTCGTATCCGATGGCGAGAGCCTGACCCATCACGTATCGTCCCCGTGGCGAACCGAGGAGAAGTTTTGCGACGTTCTCCCTGTCATCGCCCTTGAGGTTGGCGTACTTGTTAAGTGCCGGCAGTTTCAGTTTCCGTGTTTTCATGTCTGTCCTCCTTTTTGGTTTTTTGTTTCTTGGCTGAAGATTTCCAATTTCCCATTCCCCTCATTTTCGATGCACCATTGTTTCGCTTCTTCCGCATCAGCAAGGTTATTGTAGAGGTGGCAAAAGGTTTCGTCCCCGTCGCTGAAGCTAACTTTGTAGGTCGTCTTGGCGGGGCCGGTGGCGGGGAGGTTTTTTTCGTTCACGATTCCAATAGTCGTGACGCAACGAAACTGACAACAAAAGTATTTCGCTCGTTATGAGCGTTTTATGTAAATAATGAAATTAAACTTTGGAGAGTACTGTCACCAACTGGGAGGCTTTTAGTAGGTTTAGCGACGTGTCAGTGTTGCCGGATCCCTTGATTCCGACGATCAATCCCCTGCCTCCGATTGTGAACTTGCCGTATTTTTCTGCACCTATTTCAAAGGATCCGGAAAAGCGTTTCTTGGGATCCTTATTATTCCAATCCTCGTCTATAAAAATAGCGTCCTTGGCCCCTAGCCGGATCATTTCAATGTAGCCCCCAACTAGCTTTTGAGCCTCTTCGAGTTCCCCGCCGATCTCGACTTCTTGTATGGCCGGCGTAGCTGATGGGTTAATTAGGATGGCTTTCATTCGTCTCCACAACATTCTGCACTTCTCGCATGCTTATTTAACCATTTGCACAGTTCAGAAGGATTCTTAAACGATACCTTTGTCACAATGAAATAGTCCCGTGGGGTTTCATTACGCTGGTTGGCTTTTGCCTTTATTTCCTTAACTCCGGCTAGGGTAGTCGCAAATTGTCGAATGTTTCCGGCTAATCCTTCACTCCATTGTACTTCGTAAAACTTCATTTCCCTTGCCATTCCTTCAGCATCTTCTTAACAAACTTCTCGCATCTGAATTTTATTCCGTAGCTAGGATTCTTTTCATCCTCGTAGTCGATAAGCGAAGATGCGTCATTAATTAGCGCAACTGCTTGCCCAAGGTTTTTGAACAGTTTGAGCGTTATCATTTTCTCTACCCTCCGCCTAGTCGCTTCTGATGTTTTCTTGATTCCCGTCTTTTCTGCTTTGGTTTTCATTTCTTTTCCTCCTGTTTCCGTAGCCATTCCACCGGCACGGACATTTGCAGTCCCTTTGGGGTTGGGATAACGACTGCTTTCGCACCATTCCGGCCCCTGTAATTTACCAGCACGTCCTCCTCCGTAAATGGACTGTGCATGATCACAATTTCATCGACTTGGAATGGGGCGTTGTCGCTCATAGTTCAACAATCTCAAGATTAGTTGGATCAAACCGTTTCCAAGCATCGATTGCTTCCTGTTTTGTGAGGCGAAGCGCATCATCTTTGAAGCATCCCTCGAAGAACCCTTCGACGGTTTTTAATTGTCCATTGAAAGGGCAAAAGTATGGCTTACTTAACCCGTAGTAATTTCCATTTCGAGTTGATCTGAGTAAATATGTTTTCATTCGCCTACCTCCTTTATTATTATTTTTTCATGTTTTTTGCTACATCCATCGACATCTAGGCCGGCCTTAAGGAGTTTCCGGTGAACCCTGACCCTTTCAACCTCACTGGCATCTCTTAGGTAGTGCCGGTATTCGTGATTCCAGAAGTAGGCAAAGCCCATGTAGCTTGGGCCTCCAACAAGAGTATTGTCCAACTTGAGAACCTTTAGGTACGCAGGGAAAGTCAAATCTAATGTAATCTTCTCGCTCATTTTGTCCCCTGCTTCCGTAGCCATTTCCCCATTTCCTCGTAGGAGAGATCGGCCCCAAGAGGAAGGTTCATCCAAGGTTGATAGTCGCTGGGCCTCCAACCTTCCATGATTTCGACGTCCACGGCCCCTTGTGCGTCACTGGTGGTAAATCCCTCCTCTTCAAGCTCGTTCACCCGTTCCTGCCAAGTTTTGTTGGCAGTTGTGGGGCCGGCAGGGAGGTTTCTTTGTTTCACGACTTCAATAGTGCCGGTACTTGGATTTTGACAACAAGTATTTTTCACTTTGTCACTACAACGCTTTCGTATTGGTTGCCCTCATAAATGAATGTCATGCAATCTCGCCCGTATAAATCCTCTGATATGTCCAAGAACTCGACTTTGGAAGCATCGATCCAATCCCCTTTTACCATCACGAAAGACTTCCGGCAGTCCGTATCTTGAATATCTTCGGTTAGGTTCATGTGACTTCCATATTGGTTGTTATGATTTGTTTTAGTATTCCACTGTGAACTAATTCATTCCTGTTCCAGTACTCAAAAAAAAGACTATGCGACCAAGGCCGAGGGTTTGCCCAAATAATTGCATCATCAAGGTTGGAAAACTCTTTGATGCGCTTTTCGGACATATAAACTTCTATTCTGTTTGCTTGCATTGCTTGAATTGCTTGGGTTGCTTGGGTTGCTTTCTCAATCTTTTCAAGTTCACGAATCGTTCTGCAAGCTCGGTCATACCGGCGTTTGCATCGTCGATCTCGATACAGGGTTAGGCCGGTAACTGCATCCGGCTCTCCGTTAGCTGATGCGTCGTCCCAAGTAATCCATTCTGCCAAACCGGAAAGCTCGGACAAGGTGAAGAGTCCGTTCCTTCTGGAACTTAGTAGCTTATACGCCTGAATTGCTTCCGGACTGTTTGCCATATTCCAGATTTTGCGCTTCAGGGTGGATTTACTCATCCCTAGAACAAACTCGATGTGGTACTGCTTGGTGATCTCGTCGCTCACGCTAGATCCGCCTTTTGGTTTTTCGATTCACTCCACAAAGACATATACCATTTGTTCTTTTCCCATACAACGGGAGCAGAGTTTTCCATGAAGTCCCAAACTTTTCTGTGTTTTAATGGAACGTCGCTTCTCCTTGTCCACCTTGTATTGTCGTCACGACGATACATTCCGCATACATACAATTCAAAATCAACGCTTGCCTTCCTTGCCTTCCATCCTCCATAGGAACATCTATTTGCCTTCCTGCGATGCCTGAAAGTTACGATATATCCGTAGTTTTTAGTGCGTTTTGATGGAGACAAATCGACCAAATCTGAACGCAATCTAGTGCAATTAGAGGATCTGTCCTCTTCAAACTCTATCTTCGTTGCAATTATCCCGCTTAGGCTCATAGTGTTACCCCCATCTTTCCAGCCAAGGTTTCGCAGTTTTCCATCCAGTACACCAGAACCGGCGTCGATTGCCGTGGCTTGATGGAGAACCGGCCCTCCAAGTAGGATCCGGCCCCGAACATGTTCGTTACTGCCGAATCACGAAGCCGAAACAAGAACAAGAACATTTGTTCCAGCCTCTCTTCTGAGATGCCCGTCTTTTCGTTTAGTTCGCTTAAGCTCATGTGACCTCCTTTTGGTTTTTGGTTTTTCCCACTAAAAAGAATAGCTCACCTATCACGTTGCCGTTGAGTTCGGCCTCAACAAGAGATTCATAAACCTCACTTGCTCCCGTGTATTTGCTCACAACAACGTACCGATTGGGGGGCCAGAGGTTTTTTTCGTTCACAGTTTCCATAGTACGGTCGCCGGCGTTCTGACAACAACTATTTTTAGTACTCATAATTCTTCGTTGCTCCCCTCTAGTCTGGTGGGCCATTGGTTGAAGGGGTTGCCCAGCTTGGAGAAGTTTAGGATGACTTTCGTGTTCCAAACGTACTTTCCGTTAGTCGTCGTCACGATCACTTTCCCGCCGGCCCACGGATCGACTGCTCCGACGTAGGCAGTCTTGACGATCTTTTCAGTCGTACCAAGTCGTCCGGCTTCGATCACCTCCTCAGTCCGGCGAACGATTTTGCAACTGAAGGCGTCACAAGCTGACTTGGCATAGTCTTTCGAGTCTGTCTCGATCTTCTCCTCAATCCCCTTCTTTTTGGAGACTGTTGCACTGCCCCTATTTCCGTAGGAATCATCGTAGTCATACTCGAAGAGATCCCCGTAGCATTCCCTGAACTGGGAGTATTGGAAAACACCTTTATCAAAGTCGAAAGCCTCACGGCAACTAACAATCCGGATCTTGTTTTTGAGTTTCTTGAAGAACTCAATCCCATCTTTTAGATCCCCGTTTTTCCGTTTGATGATCGACTTGGCTAGGGCTTTTTCGACGGGTATCAGATTTATCCGTAGCGAGGAGGCTAGCTCTTTGATCCTCTGCTCCTCTGCCATCTTGGAGTTTTTCTTTTCCTCACGGGCCTTGGCCCTGCTCGCTTTTTCGAACCTCTCAAGCGCACTTCGGTATGGGTAGAGTGTTTGACTAACTTCCCATCTTTCATCGCTATTCTTGGTTTTCTTGTAAGCATCCGTAAGTTCCTCGACGATTGCCCGTACTTCCGATTCGCTCAGGTGCTTTAGTTCTCGGAAAGTATTGTAATCTCCGTTTGGTTTCCGGTACTGAGGAAATGGCATTGTTCTCATGATCCTCCTTCTAGTTTGATTGTCCCGAAGAAAATGCTGGTTCCGGAGAGGAGGGCATAGAGAGTAGTGTTGGATACCTCAGTCGTGTATTCGATGTTGTTAGGTACATCCGGCACTTCTCCTATATCCGCCACTGCACGGAACGCAGACCGGAGAGCGATGACGGCCTCCCGCCGGTTCCGAAAGTTTCTTTTGCCGATTGGAAAGTTCACGCATTCCATAGCCGGCCCTAATGCAAAGTGACAACAACTTTTTTAATCTTTTATTTAGTTGATAGTCAGTGAAATATATTTGTTGTCAAAAATACTTAGTTTGTACTATTGAATGTGTGAATGAGAAAATGAGAAAGGAAAAAAAGTGAGACTGAAAAACTTCACGACAATTCCGGATGAGATGGTGCGGGAGATAATCCGGCACACAGTTCCCTCCGGAGTGAAAAACTTTGACGTGCGGGTTTCCAACCTTGGAAGGCACTACGGGGACAATACAAAAAGCGCAGGAGTCGCCGGTCGTGCTTATCGTCGCAGTCGATTCCACGACCGGAGTTGTCCGTTCGTCGTCTGCCGGATCGATGCCCTTGATAAACCCAGTTACTACCAACCGTACCAGTACGGCCAGCATAAGGATAAAAGGTACTGGCTTTACAACCGAGTCGAGAAACTGGTTGTCATCATGGCTCACGAACTGCGCCACCTCTGGCAGTACAAACAAAAGAACAAACGAGGCTACTGCTGGGGATCCCGTGGCAAATCCTCCGAGGTGGACACCGAGGCTTACGCAATCAACCGGCTCAGGGCATGGAGGAAGCGATGAGCCTGTCCAGAACCTACGCCCCAATCGAGATCTACGGAGTTGGCGGGAATGCCAGTGAGCATCCTTTCTACAAAAAAGATAAAACGTGGGCCTATCTCACTCATGCGGTAATCAATGGTGAGATGGGTTGCAAGATTTCTGGAAAATATCTCTGCTGGGACACTTCCATCGAGGATCAAAACGGGATCCCGACTTGTCCAACGTGCGCCAAGAAGGTCAAAAAAATAGGAGGTAAATTGCGTTGAAATCCTTAACCACTGTCATTCAACGTGATTTACTTGTTGTCAGAATGGCAACAACTGGGGTAATGAAGTTGTCATGAAAATCTTCCTCCCCCCTCTCTCTCCGGCGGGAAAAACACGGTTGATCGTCTTTGCGATCTGCTGGCTTCTGGCCTCCATCGCTTCAATCGCCATCCCACTGCTCTTCCCTGCACCAAAAACTCAAACCAAGGAGGCACGAACATGATAGCCAGAAGCACGACCAATCGAATCAAATCCAGAATTATTGCCAGCTATCTCAGTGACGACCCGTACAAGATGGCAGAGAGCAGAGTTCGAGTTCTGTGCGCTCGACAGATCAAGCGAATCGAGGAACTCAAGACTGAGATCGCCCTCTATCGTGAGGCGTTGGGTGACATCAGGGACTTGGCCTTGTTCGGGCGGATCACCAAGGATGAGAAGCAATTAAGCGGATCAATCATGGTTCGCTCTTCAATCGGAAATCGGGCTTACGAGGCACTGAACTGGGCGAATCTCGCTCAAGAGGAGGAATCGTGAAACAACTTGAGGACGGAACCTATCTTGCGTCGATTGAATTACCAAGGTCTGCCGATGGGAAAGACCGAAGCCTGATGATTCGGCTTTATCCCAAGACCCAAACCAGTCCGCTTGCGATTGTTGCCTTGGACTACGAGATCGACGGGGCCATCCACACGCTCTCAGAAAAGATAGTTCATGGAGATGTCTTTAACGAATTGGTCGGAAGTCATGAATAGTAACAACAACCAACAAAGAAAGGATACGTAATATGATGGTAACACTAGACCTCAACAACCCTAACCCATACTTGGCAGACTCCCGCAACACAATGTTCATCCATAAGGTTGCCGGCTCAAAAGTCGTCTGGTCTGCGTCTTGGCTCAACAAGGTGGGCCAGCCGGTTGGGGATCGGTTCTCCACGCTCAAACTTGCAAAAAAGAAAGCGGAAGAAATGGGCATTCCATTCAAAGTCTCAAGACACGAATGGGTTACTTATTAACTAGACAATCAGAAACAAAATAACCAACCAAGAAAGGACACATACACATGCTAACAACAGAACAAATCGCAACTAAGGCTCCGGCAGTATTCGCCGAGACGCCAAGTTCGCACTTATCGAACCGGTACGGATTCGTCCCTACCCGTGAGATCGTGACGAGTTTGGCTCAAACCGGATGGGGAGTCGCAAGCGCACGTCAGGTAGGACGTCGTAACGCCAGTGTGTTTAGCAAACACAAGCTGACGTTCCGGCGGGAAAATGCGCCGGTGATATTGAATGAGGTTTCACCTTCAGTGGATCTCTTTAATTCTCACGATGGAACGAGTGGCTTTCTCGTTTCGCTCGGCCTGACACGATTGATATGCACGAACGGATTGAGCGTTCCGGCCTTTGCCGGCTCCTCGTTTTCGTACCGTGTGCGTCACTCGATCAAAGCAGTGGAAGGAATCCAAGAGGCTATCGCTAAGATCATGGACAACCTACCCCTGCTTGAGAATGGCATTCAGAACTGGATGAAAACCCCCTGCGGTATGGACGGGGCCATCCGGCTTGCTGAAACGGGATTGACTGCCCGTTATGGTGAGGATCGGACGAAATGGCCTACTCAGCCTAGTCGAGTGGTCGATATTGTCCGTCGTGAAGAGGATCGGGGAGACAACCTTTGGGTTGTTCTGAACCGAGTACAGGAAAACGTGATTCGAGGTGATTATGGATCCCCTGTCAGGGTTGCCAATGCAGTGACTCCCAAAAACAGAATGCGCCGGATGGGGTCAGTGCGTTCCCTTGTGGCAGATCACCGGATCAATTCGGCCCTATGGAGGACTGCTGACGAGCTAGCACTCGCCAGTTAAACATGAATGAAGTACAAAATTATCCAAATCTGCGGAAAGGAGCGCAAGGTAATCGATACCGTGGCAACACGGGGGGATGCCCGACGAGTGTTGGGCGTCCTTCAGCTTACCAAAGGAAAGGCGGATCGGTTTATCGCCGAGGCAGGGGGGAAACCCCTGCCGGCCCTTTGGGTGAAAAGATTGGCCTTGTGATCGTATCGGTATTATTCGGCATCCTGATTGGCATGGGGATTTTGAGTTGGCTCGACTTCCTCATTTAGTTGTTTTTCTATAAACACCTATCAATCAGTCGAATAAAATGCTAGTGCGCCCTGTACTTGTTGCCATATCATAACCACTATGAAAATAAACCAATGGTTTGCATGGAAGCGTTCCGAAAAGCGAATGACCATGGGCGAGATCGCCAAAAAGTGCGGTCTGCATCGTTCGACAATCTGGAAAATTGAGAAGGGGCGTCCGGTCAAAGGCGAAATCCTTCGATTGGTAGTTCGTGCCATGGGCCTGACAAAGCAGGAGTCCAATGAACTTCAAGCTCTATGGGCGAAGCAAAGACTAGGAACTGAGGATCCGGTATGGGTGAATCAGTTTGAGCCTCCAAAGGGGTTAAATAAAGAGGAGTTGCGTTTAGTGCGTCGCCTACTTGCCAACAAGAAGGCACTGCTAGAATCGGCTTATAAGCTCAAATAAGGCTATTTTACCACTTCTTTTCAGGACATGAGGCAGTTGCCATCCGTGCTTTGAAAAGCATGAAGCAACCGCACTTCCGGCATCTGCGTTGGTAGCGGTCGTAAAATTCGCACTGCCGGCATATCTTTATGCGTTCCTCGTACTTGTCCGATTCTACGAGTGGCATGCCATTGACCACGAACTTTGACATTTCGTTTGCAAACGATGAGATTTGACCTTCGCTCATTCGAGTATGTCCTCTACCCCGTCCTCATCCTTGTCCTTGAAGTTTTCCGGATCCCTAGAGAAGATCCGGTTGGCGATCATGTATTTTGAGCAAGCCTCGTCCCTCTCAAAATCCTTCTTTTGTTGCTCCTCAACCTTACCCGCTTTCCATACCACGAAAGCGAAAACGTATCCGGACAAGCAGACAAGGAATGCTAGTACTGCGATCATAGAAGCCTAAACATGGGTAGTCGCCGGTGGTAGGGTGGCTCCGCATTTACCAATAGAGAAAACTTCTTTCTTTCAGCCTTCCCTGCTCTGATCAATTCAGATAGGTGGCGAGAAGTGTACTCCTTGTTATGTCCGATCTGCTTTGAGATCTGATCTGCCGTGTACCATCCCTTTGGGATTTTTTCAGCATAGCGTTTCTTTACGTGATCCCGAATGGCATCTTTCCATGCGGTGTCTGCACTTTCCTCTAACTGCTTTTTGGTAGGTTGTTTTCTCATAAAACGTCGATGTCACCTTGTGGTGATGGGAAACTGATCTCATTTACCACCGGCAGGGATCCGTCCGGAACGGATCGCCAGTCAAGCACAAGGGCCGATGGGCGGGGTACACTGGACGGGACAACCTTGCGCCCGTATCTGGTCAAAAACTGCCATCCTCCGGTGATCCCCATAAGACCGGCCCCATCCGAATACCATCCCCCGACGTGCCTATGGCCCCGCAAGAAAACCGTTGGGATCTCATGGCCGGATCGGGCCGACTGCAAACGGGCATTCCCTAGCTCGGCTCCTAATGCGCTCGATTCGCTTACTGCCCGTCCTGCCGTACTGATATGGTGCGTTGCCGAAACAAGTGTGCCGGCAATCTTGAACAACCATTGAGGAAGTGCCTTACCAGATCGAGCCTTTAGCCTTTTGGCAATATAGGACTCAATGTTATGGGTATGGCACTCTGTTCCCTGTGTCACCAAGACCTGACAAGCCTTATTTGCCAGAGGCTCAAGGCATTCAACGGCCATGTTTGCATGATCTTCAATTAACTGGGTTAGATTCTCGATTGAGTTGTGGTGTACTCCCTCGGTAAGATCCCCGTTCAAAAGCATCGCATACGGACTCTTCCCTCTGATTTTTGCAAACCGCTTCTGCATCTCTAACCACTTGTCCCATAGCCACGCATGATGAATGTTCCTGCCAAAACCTATCTTGTTGCCCGTGACAGTCTCAGTTTCCGGAGGCATAAGTCCTACGACCGATCCACAATGGATGTCGGATAGAACCAGTAATAATCTTGGACGATCACTCATGGAGGTAGTCCTTCACTTTGTAGATCTGCTTAACTAGGCGTCGTCTCCGATAGCATCCGTTCCCGTCCCTGCTTCCTTCCGGCGACGTATTCCCTTCGATAGTGAATACCCATTGACCTTCGTTTTTTTCGATAAGTCCCACATGTGCCACTCGTCGTAGGCTTTCGAACCAGATTCCAAACACTCCGGCAACCGGAAGGACTCCGGCAGTTGGCCGTTTGCCTCCGGATACCCAATCAGGCGACCAACCAGACCTCGGTACAACCGCAGTACTGCTCTTGGAAAAAACGTAATAGAGGAATGAAGCGCACCAAGGATCCCCCTTAGAAAGCCCAACGGACTCAAGGAAAGCCTCGACCTCAGGGCCATCATTCTTTCCTGTCGCTTCTTTAACCCCAAGAAACGAACGTGCGAAATTAAGGACGTCCTGCCTTTCTCCTGCCCAACACGATCCACAGAGGGCCGTGACCACCATGATCCTGAGGAGTAATCGCATGTCATAACCCACTCCGGATTGCTAGGATCGCACCAAAGAAAAGTGCTAACACGACGCAAACCGTCACAATTACCCGTGTGCGGGAGTTAATTGCTCTCCAATCCTGTAAAAACCGGCCTGAGTCCATGTGTTCATCGATAGTCGGGAACTCCGAGCTAACGACGAAAAAGGCTAAGGCGATGGAAAGCAAAAATACGCATACGCCAAAAACAAGGGCATGAACTACACCAAAATCAGTAGATCCGGCACTCGGATCTAGGTTCTGAATAACCGGCCTTGAAACGACGAAAAGGGCTAGGGCCGATACGAATGCCCGAAACCCCTGAATCTTCCTTAAAAATCTCACCAAGGTATCCCCACGAATTTCCGGATCACCCAAAAGATCGGCCCCTTTAAGGCAAATAAGCCAACGACAATCAAAGCACCCCGCCAGAACCAGAGTTCTTTTAGTGCCTTCCTCTGCTTCCCCTTCCAATAATCGACGTTCTTATTAGCCTCATTTAGCTCTTTTGTGACACGATCCAGTTCTTCGGTATTCGAGGCGCATACTTCCTTTGCCGAGACAAGCTGGGCCTTTGCCTTATCCGCTAGCCTTTTGGCATCTTCTACTGTTTTAGCTTCCCCAACTTGCTCTAGGTAAAAGTCAACACGGTTAAAGTCACCGGCGGATCTCTTGCTACTTGTTGTCGAACAACCGACAATACATATCACAAAGAGGATAGCTAACGGAGGGAAAGACTTAAACCTTGCCGAATAGAAACGCTCAAGACGCTTGAGGGATGCCGTAAGTTTATTTACGTGTACTTCACCTACTTCATCGGACGCACCGGCCTCGGCGTCTTTCAACATCCTGTGTAGGTGCATAATCACTGACCTGAGAAGGGTATTTTCCTTAAGAACAAACGTCACAAGAGAGTTTAGATCCTGCTTTTTTTTGCTCTTCATGGTTGTTGCCCCCAAAACTTAATCTTCACCCATTCGTAGGTAAGGCTCAGGGCAAGAGAAGCAAAGGCAATAAAACCAAGAGCATACGACTTGAGACGCTCTAGGGAGTCGATCCGGCCAGATACCTTTGACGACCATTCAGCCAGTTCAGATGTATTCTTTTCCAGTACGGCCTGAATCGTGATGATTCGCTCTTCTAAACGAGCCAGTCTCTCACGGACGTCTGATATATTTTTTCTATCGGAAGTACTCATTGCAACCACAACATAAGTACGGATCTAAATTGCGAGGGATATGTTGTAAATTGTCCACCAGTCATTCTGATTACATAGTGTTTTCCGGCAGTAAGTTGAATGTTTAGACCCGTTGCTGTCGTCGAAAAACATTTTGCTGTTGGTGCGCCGTGTATATTTGCACTCATTATTGTCCCTGTAGTTGTCACTGAAGATGAATCTGCGCTCGCTTTCTCACATATATCGTATGTTATTGTAGCTTGAGTAGTATTGGTAGTGTTTGCAGGAGTGGATCCCTGCGAATAGAATGTCAGGCCGGCTCCTACAAGTTTAGCGGAGTATGGCAGGATAAAGTTTTTCTGATCAGCGTTTTGCGAAGGGCCAGATAGCCCTGAATCATTAAAGTTTCCAAAGTAATGCACGGATCCGTTAGCGGAATATGTAATTGAGCTATGAGCCATTGTGATGACGTAAGGTCTGATAGCTCCAGTAGTGATCACTCCTCCACTTGTGGTGACTAATGGTAAATCTGCGGGGGCGTTTTGAGTGGACTGAGTTACTAGGTTAAATCTACTTCCCCCAGCTTTTGTGGCAACGCCATCCACATATCCACTACCAGCACTTGTAACTGAAATTACTCCATTGAGTACAGTAATAACGCCACCAGTTCCGCTACCTTGAATCATTGGGAATGTGTCATTTGAAAATGATCCTGCATCCACGCCAGTTGCGGAAAGGATTCCTCCGTATGGAACAAGAACTTTACCATCATTCGTTATATTGCCGTGAGTGTGGGAAGCAGGAGTTCTTGCGTCTGAAAGCCTTGAGTCATTACCTTGGCAGAAGGTGTTTGCGGTAGTTCCAAAGGTTCCCGTGGTTACAACGCCACTGGTTGTGGTGATTAGTGGTTTGTTAGCCAAAAAGCCTATTGAACCAGTATTAGTTATGTTGCCGTGGACGTGATTTTGAAGAGCAAGAGTTCCAGATGTCGATGGCAATACAGATGTTACCCCATTCACAAGACTGTTCTTGAGCCTTGTCCTTGTGGTAGGTGTTCCAAGGTCGATATATCCCACGGCAGTATTTATAGATCCACCTCCACCACTCGTAACAATCGATCCGCCAGCTTTTGTGTTATCGGTAAGCGTTGCTGTGAACGTTGATGGAACTCCGGTATCCAAAGCTACCGTTAATGAAGTTGCCGTAACTCCTGCTGAAAGAACCCAATTTGCTCCTACCTTTGTCGCAACAGTTGCTTGACTTCCTGTATCATGATTTGGAACTCCCAATATGTGCGTAGGCTGAGTTCCTGAAAATTCGATGATACAACCATTGTTGTTGTTAAAATATCCATCCCCACTAGAAATATAAACTCCGTTGGAAGTGCTATATTCGCCAGTAAATCCAGAAACGGTAACTTTTGTTATTTGTCCTTGTGCTGACCAGTTTGTCAGATTAGATGAACTCGCCAAATAAACGTCAGGCCAAGGATATTCGATCCCAGTGTCACGCAAATAGAACATCGAATCTAATTCTAAAGTGATTAGTACTTTGTTGTTGCTGACTTTGAACCAATCTTGAAATGATGGATTCTGTGTGTAATAATCAGGACTAAAGGTTCGTCCATTAATGTAGTCTCCTGAATACTCCCCGCACGATGAAGGAAGAACAATTCTTTCTACATAGTCCGTGGTTGTGCCTCCCGTTTTAATTGAACCGCCACCATTAGAGGTATCGATTGAACCGCCACCATTTGAGGTGTTGATTGATCCGCCAAATGAATTTTCTCCAATACCGCCAGATGTATTTATGTTTCCGCCAGAAGTGTTGTTAAATGTTCCTCCAGACATGTTAAGTGTTCCACCGTTTGCCCCACCGCCTTCTCCTGCGGTTGCAATAATGCTTCCGCCATTATTTCCGTCTTCATTCGCCCCTGCCGACAAGTTAATAGAGCCACCAGATCCAGATGTACCGCCAGAGGTATTTATTGATCCACCCGCTCCACCAAGACCACTAAAATTATTATAGAACGCCGACATATTTAATGACCCTGCTGAACGGTTGGGTGCTCCGTTTGCTATAATGCTTCCAGCGTTCCCTTGATGGGTGCCCCCATTCATTATAATCTGCCCAGCGCTACCGCTTACTCCATCATCACCGTTTGCTCCGAGAAGCTGAATGAGGCCACCCGAAGAAGCCCACCCGTCTTGTCCTCCGTTTCCTCCTCTAAGATCAATACTCCCGCCTTTTGCTCCCATGCCGTCACCATTATAGATTTCATAGTTTGGATCTGCATTCCCCCCGCCAGATAGATCGAGTGATCCTCCGTAATTTCCTCCAAAATGGATTTTGCCTGACCCGTTAAACGTAATCTTATCGGATCCGATAAAAATAGATTTTCCAGAACCCTCTACGGTTAATCCAGTTGGCTCGATGTAGGCATCTGCATTATTGCCAGCTACACCAAAACCCCATGCGCCTATTTCTGAATTAGCTCCGTTTGCGCCAGACTCATTAAATGTAACAACCTTGTCTGTGTTTGGGCCAATAACAGTCGAATGAATCAACTCACCCGTATTTGCAATTCCGTGAACTGATGTGGTTGCGGAGTTGTGGGTTGCAATCTGACCAGAAACATCAATAGCCGGAAGATTTGCTTCAGGTACTTTGCCAGTTCCGTCTAAAGGAGCGTACCCGTTCGCTATGCCCTTGTTTGCCTTATCTTCTTTGTTTGAGATATTTTCAACTGGCAAAGACGGCACTGCATAGGTGTCATTGATGTTCGTTGGTACGGTTGTATTTAGGCTCATAACCCTCCTCTAATTGCTACCGAGAACTTGCATACGCAAGCGAGATTGGCCCTTTCGGACTCAGTAGCGTTCTCGTTTGAGTTTGAATTGCTATTTTGAACACCAGAATCAGTCTTAGACAAAGTTGTGCTAGCGGATCCGCTACGACTTTCCGTTTCGGTTCCCGTGTTGGTTCCGGTGGTAGTTCCGGTACTCGTTCCTGTGCTAGTTCCGGTACTCGTTCCTGTGCTGGTTCCGGTACTCGTTCCTGTGCTAGTTCCGGTACTCGTTCCTGTGCTGGTTCCGGTACTCGTTCCTGTGCTGGTTCCGGTACTCGTTCCTGTGCTGGTTCCGGTACTCGTTACTGTGCTGGTTCCGGTACTCGTTCCTGTGCTGGTTCCGGTACTCGTTCCTGTGCTAGTTCCGGTACTCGTTCCTGTACTGGTTCCTGTACTCGTTCCTGTACTGGTTCCTGTACTCGTTCCTGTACTCGTTCCAGTGCTAGTAGAAGTGCTTGTGGCAGTACTCGTCTGAGTATCCTGATTTTGAAGGTTTTCGCTTTTTAAGACGTAATCGTTTCCATCCATATATTTATCCTCTAGTTCCCCATTATCCCGTCAGCTTGTCCGTAAACATAATTATTGTTCTGGTTTGAGTTCTTGTTCTCGTTCCTATTCTCGTTCCGGTTCTCATTCCGGTTCTCGTTTTTGTTCTCGTTCCGGTTTTCGTTCTTGTTTTCGTTCCGATTCTCATTTTTGTTCTCGTTCCGGTTCTCGTTCCGGTTTTCGTTCCGATTCTCATTTTTGTTCTCGTTCCGGTTTTCGTTCCGGTTTTCGTTCCGATTCTCATTTTTGTTTTCATTCCTATTCTCATTCCTATTCTCGTTCCTATTCTCGTTCCGGTTTTCGTTCCTATTCTCGTTCCTATTCTCGTTCCGGTTTTCGTTCCTATTCTCGTTCCTATTCTCGTTCCGGTTTTCGTTCCGATTCTCGTTCCTATTTTCAGATCCAGTCCTGTTTCGGTTCGTGCTTCCGGTATCCGTGTTGGTCTGGTTCTGGTTTCCTGTATTGTTTGATGTCTGGTTTTGGTTAGCCGAACCCGTTTTGGCCGTTGTCTTTTGAAGTGCGTAAGACGAATCCTGCCATCCCCTTACTAGGTTCATCTCAAAATCAACCTTCTCAGGAAGTTCAGCGATTGCGTACTGCCTTGCACCAACAATACCAACCTTAATCTGCTGAATCGTTTCAGTGATTAGATTATCTAGGTCTGAAAGAGGGATGATGTTTTCCATTTTAGTAGCCCCTCGCAGACTTCACCCTGTTTGCCGGAGAAGCCATGTCATTAGACTCAAGTTGGCCGAGTCCGATTATTGCATTCTCGTATCTCTTCATGACTCCATCTTTAGAAAACTCGGAGTTCCATAACTCGCTCATCGCTAGCTCCCCTTCGCAAATAGGCAAAAGGAATGAAGCAACATGACCATTTCGTACTGGAATTGTTGTCTGAGCCGAAAGATCGGTAATAACTAACTGAGAAGGCTCAAGTTCTACTGTAATCGACACAATATAAGACGTCTCTGGAAGCGGGTGAACACGCAGATAGAATGGAGGAAATGCACCACCGATAGATCCAACTGCCTCTAGCTTATAGGCGTAGGGCTTTCCGATTGCCGTTGGACTCAGCCAGATTTCGGCATCTTCCCTCTTCAGCACGTTCCCGTTAATTGTGGGATGCGTGACAACCCTAGCTACACCGGATGGAAGTTGAATTGCATCCCCGTAGATCGTCCCGTTCATAGTACCAGTACTTCCACCCCAGCTTGCTAGAAACTGGTTTGTGCTTACGATTTGTTGGGGATCGTTCTTGTCTGCAAACAAAACCGAGGATCCCTCTTGGCTAGCAGTCGCAGTGTAGCCGGTGAAGTTTTGACTACCGTTTGTTAGTCCAAATGAGGCTGTAATAGGGGCCGGAAGCGTCACACTAGCGTTTGCATGACGATAGTTTGGAGGAGTCCTTAGGTGATAAGCCGAAAGTCCGGAGTTGATAATATCAACGAACCGGATCGCATCCTCAACCGTAAGTAAAGCTACGTCCTTGGCCGGCGTGAATCGAACGAGACGCTGGGCTAACTGGGCTGAGTTCATTTTGCCTTTGCCTCCTTTGGCGTAACTCTCGGCGACGTTCCGGAAAGCACGGCAAGAGCATTTTGGTAGTCCTGCTCAACAAACGATTCACGCCCTTTATCTACAAAGAACCTAGTACCTAGACCCAGCTTACGGACTACCGGAAGCAGGATTGCCTCGTAGTTATGTGGCACTGCAATAACGGTTTGTGAGTCATAATCGGAATAGGAATAACGTGTGGGCTGTTTAATGACGTCCACTGAAATGCTTGCGGTAGATGTCGGGGCCGGTACGGTCAGGATCCGCAGTCTTACCGAATCTGCCGAGGCCTGACGATTCTCCTCAAGAAAGTAGAATTGTGGTATTCCAGATGAAATCGTAGGAGAATCCCCAAAGAGAAGTCCAAAACGTTCGTATGCTCCCCTGCTGGAAATCTGTAAAAGCGGTTGGCTTGTTGAAGCCACCCGAACCGGCCCGATTACTGTTTGTATGTTATCGTCTAAAGTAGCAACCCCTGAGCTATTTACAGTCACGGTAATAGTTTCACGGGCGAAATAAGACATCTCTTTGGCGTTTGACCAAATGAGTTGCATGGCCGAATTAAGGGTATTTACGGTACGATCCCTCAGGAATGCCGTTACGTTTGTTTCAGCTTCGAATCCCCAGTTGCCCCAAAGATCGTCAAAAACGGTTTTAACTGTCATTTTTGACTGCTTTCTTGCGCTTAGGAGCCTCTTCTACGGCCTCCTTGGGTTCGTCCAAGAGCATGACAACTGCCTTCTGGTAAGTGATTTCCTCTGAGGTCGCTAGATCTAGGATGATTGAATTATCCTCAATCCCAATCTCCTTACCGTTTAGGATGTGCTTCTGATAAGCCTCAGACCAAGTAAATGTGTACTCTCTTTGAGATTTCCCGTTTAGATAGGTAATAGGCCCGTGAATTGTGCGGGAAACTCCTGAGATGTAGAGAATTGCTTTCATTGTTAAAAGTTGCCCCCGCCTAGATTTTTACGTCTAGGCGGGGTACAACGATTTAGTTTTTCAGTCTATTAGCTGATCACTGGGAGGTTCAGACCGGCGTAGGCAATCGCATGTTCTACGACTGCATAGTTCGGGTAACGCCCGTCGGGACGTTGGAACGGAGTCTGACCGAAGATCGAAGTGATATACACCTTGCGGATGAAATCACCGTCGAACATTTCTTCGGTACGCTCGTTCGTGAAGCGTCCGTAGCCACGAAGGGCCGAGGAAGCTCCGAGAACCACGGTACGACCAATCGGAACACCATAACTGTTAGTTTCAACAATTAAGGATCCAACGGGGTGTTGCCGGCTAATGTTGGCATTCGCCCACACACCAGTCGAGGCGTCAGCAGATACCGAACCGATAGTTGCCTTCAGATAGGTTCCGGCAGACTCGGCGGTAGTCTTAAGTGCGCCTGTGATCGTGAGTTGGTTTCCGTTGTTCGTCGTGTAGGAATAGAGGCAATACTTTCCAGCATTTGTACCCGAAAGGTTATAAATGAGGACGTATTTTGCGTCACTTCCAGCACTTAGAGCATCATCCGGCGACCATTTGTAGGCGTAATTCGAGAAGAACTCGAAGTACTTAGGCCCAGTCTTATCACCAGCAGAAGTCGATCCGCCACCCTTCAAACCGAAGGAAGCAGTCGGAGCAGTGGTGAGATCAGCACCCAAGTAAGCCTTAGGATTCAGAGGAGAGCCAACCGGCCCCCATCCGTCGTGATCAATCGGGTCATAAGACCGGATTACGTGGCCGTTGATGTTTGCGAACCCACCCTTAAAGATGTAGTTCTCGTCACCACGGATCCCCGCATCACGGGTAGCTTGTTTGTAGTCGGCTGAGTTTCTCAGCGACAACAATCCTTCGCCAGTAGATACAAACGTGAAGGCATTAACGGTATTTTTACCGACTTTGCCGACCATGGCGGGTTTTGCGCCACGGGTTCTCATCTGCTGTCCGAAGGTTGTAATTGCATCCATAGTCAAAGTATCAGCAGAACGAAGTGCGTCTGTGTTAGCTTTGTTGTTAGGGCGAACGGTGTTTTCAGCGTTGCCTTTGTGGATGAACATTTTCAGGAGACGTTCGGTTTTTTTCCGTCCAAGCCAGTTACCCAACAAGTTGGGGATGCTGGACTTGAGTTCGGTCATCAAACCGGTTTGATCTTCTGTCCGGATGTTGTAGGAAACCGCATGCCGGAGGTAATCGACCGAGAGCGTATAGCTCCCAACTCGGAACTCTTCGACGTTCGATCCTACGATCTCGTCGCCCTGAACACCGTCACCGAACAACTGGGCCATTGTCCGGAAGGTGATTTTCTGCCCTGCGCCTTTGGCAAGATCGGTGACAGACATAATAGGAGAGTTCTGAGAACCACCTTCAAAATCATTGAAGTAATCCTCCTGAGCCTCGCTAATCTGCACACCCTTCTTCCAAAGTTTAGGGAGAAAATCACTGTTAGTCGTCTGAGCGTTAAGCTCGGACGTTAGATTTACATTAGGAACGCTAAGGTTAAATGCTGATGCCATAGTCGTATCCTCCTATTCTTTTGGAGGGAGCAGTAGCCGGAGACTGCTGACTGGGGCTATCGCCCCGAATTAGTAACTTAGATCTTGCCGATCAAAGACCGGAAGGCTTCTTCGTCACTAATCCCGTCGAGTACAGTTTCCAACGATTTGATACTGCTCCCGTTTGAGCGAGCGTTTCCACTCGCTATTGGGGTTTGTATCGCTTTGCGGGATGCACTTGATGGGGCTGGGGTGACGACCTTCTCAACCTTCCGGTTAGGATCCTTGGGAGCGATTCCCAAGTCGTTTCCGGCCATTTGAGCGATCTTGAAAGGCTTATCGGCGGAATAGTAAAGTGGGTTATCCTGCTCTTTAAGAGCATTATCAATTTCCACCATCCGGCGCACCAACTGAGATTCTTTGTTGGTAGTGTCAGGATAAAAAGAGACTGCTTTCCGCTTCGAATCCTCGACTGACCTTTGGTAGCTTGCACGGGCTTCAACTTCTGCTTCCTTGGCGGATTCTCGAAGTTGCGCCTGTTTCTCCCTAAGTCCGTCAAGAGTTTCGTCCAGATCTCCCAATTTTTCGAAGTCCAAGTCCTTAAGTGCCTGTTTGCGATCTGCTTTAACCTTTGCAACCTGAGCCTCCACTTCATCGAGTGAAGGTACTGATTGCTTGGTTTCTTCAGCCTTTTCAGGCTCATTTCCCTTGATTTTGGCAAGTGCCTCGTCAAGTGACATGTCAGGGTTTCTCGCCCTGAGAGCAATCGCCTTTCGTTCTACCTCTGACCAGTTTCCGACTCGCACCCGTTCGGGTAGCTTATTGGGATCCTCGGTATCTTCAGGCTCATCTACCTTGGTGGATTCTTCTTTTTGGGGTTCCTCCGGAACCGTCTCTTCTTTTACTTGTTCTGCTTCAGCCTTTACCTCGGCGGGTGGTTTTTCATCCTTGGAGACGTCTAAATCTTTTAGGAGTTTTTCGTAGCCAACCGCATCAAGTGCATCCACGCTTAACGACGATTCAGCAGGATTCTCTTTTGGAGCCTCCCCTGAATTAGTTGTAGTGGCGTTAGGTTGCTCGGCTTGCGCCGGAGTCACTTCCGTTTCGTCCATAAATCGAAGTATGTAGGTTGTTGTCGCCCTGTCAACACCTATCTTAAAAAGATTTTATCGCCCACTCGTAAGGTATGTTTTTATCGTCAAATGGCCTCCGGTACTCGTCCGGATTGGCGTAGTTGAATGGTTGATCCACGGTATTGATAACGACCGCTTCCTTCGTCCCGCATGCCATAAATCCATGCCATAGATTAGGAGGTATGGTAATCCTGTATGGGCTATTTTCACCTATGTAGTAAGTCTCTGTTATCCCTGTTTTCTCGTCGTAGATACCTACCTTTAGAGTCCCACTCACGCATACAAACTGATCCGTCTGCTTCTTATGGAAGTGCCACGCCTTCACTATATTAGGATTGCAAGTAGTCATGTACACTTGCCCAAAACCCGTGAATCCATGTTCATCATTTCTGAGCATTTCCATGAGCCGGCCCCTGCCGTCCTCGATAACCTTAAGTGGCGTCTTTAGGCACAGGCTCATTCGCTTGAGGGATTGAGTTATACTTAATGAATGGGATCTGACGTACCCTTAGATGTCCGGAAGTTTCTTCGCAATCAGGCACAAAATACGGTTCCCAAGCAAATAAGTTGCCCTGCGGATCTTTTTTAACGTGGTAGGCTGGGACACCTACAACTAATCCAATCTTAATTCCTGCCGGATACCATTTGTTCCAGCAAAGAAATAGATCTTGAGTACCATGGCCGGCATACCCAATAAAGTTACTTAGCATCAGTGCCTTCCTAGAAAGTAGAGTACAACCATTACCACACCAGTCCGTAGGCAGAACTGCACCCTGAACGGCAGATCCGGCGTAAGCCTGATCCAGCCAGCCACGTTTCCTCCATTTCTTAGCATTTAAGGCAAAGACATTCGCTTTTGGCGGGGATTCCTTTAGTTTTTTCTGCAAGTCATCCATCTCCTTAATCATGTCCTTGGGCGGATTCTTTCTTTTTGAGGCATAGGCATTAAGTTTTTTAGCCAACATCTTAATTTTTTTGGATAATTCAACACCCCCAATCTTCTCGCTGGGAAGATAATCCTCGGAAATATGGTTATAAGGAGTACCCCTACCGCATAAGAAAGAACCATTATAGTAAGTTGCGACAGTAACATCGTATTTAGGGGATGAAGGATAGTTTTGCGCCCAAATCAGACAATCAAGCGCATCGGGGTGAACAATTACGTCCGATTCAACTATCCAGCAAAAGTCATAGTCCCTATCTTTTGCTATATCCAGCCCAGCCCCAAGTAATCTCGCAATTATGACTTGTGCCTTTTGATTGTATGCCTTGTTTCCGTAATCCGATACGTCGATAGCGATCTCTGTTATTTTTACATTATCTACTTTAGGTATAGTTGATATTTTCGATATTACTGAACCCGTTTTATCTGTGCAAAGATACAAATCTGCATGCTTACCTTTAAGGGCTATATATATTGCTCGAACACACTCCTCTATTGCATAAGCGTATAACTCTGTACACGGAAGAATTATGCAAGTTCTCACTGCTTGGCCTAAAGCCTATTTTGTTTTTGATTGTATGGTCGTTGGAGGGCGGGGGCGGGGAAATGCGGGTAATTGTAACGATCTAGGCCAACTTTAATTCTTGAATGTTTAGCTATTCCTTTTGCATCTGATACTCCTTGTGAATAGTAAGTTGCAGTATTGCCATACGGTGACACCGTATTTATTGGATACCCAGTATGAGGGTTGATACCTATTTGCTCTGTATCCGTTAGCTTGAAATTGTCTTGTTCACTCAACTGATTTATACTTTTAGTCCATCTTCTTCCGTCTCTAGGTGATTTTCGATTAACTGATACTTTGTTATTCCCCATGGTTGTTGCCGTCTGAAAGACCTGAGCATTGGCAAACCGCAGAAAGTCTATGCACATTGCATCGTAGCATCGGTAAGTATTGCGATCAAAGTCAGTATTTACGCCTTTGGCATTAAAGTATCTATCATCGGGATTAGTATAAAAATAGCCAGTTTTGTTTGTTTCATATTCCCTAGAAAGATAACCAACTGCCTTGCTCGCCGTCCAAACGCCTTGTTTCTTAATATATGATCTAGTGGTTCCGTAGTTGCGGTTAGTGGTTCCATATTTGTTACTATTTATGGCTCTACCATTCGTCGTTCCTCCGAAATAATCAGGCCCAAAAGGGTACAGTTTTGCAGTTGTGTAAAAGTAATTAGTGTAGTCCTTTGTGGTAGTAAGTCCCGTTCCAGAAACGCTTATATCTTGTGCAGTTCCATCAGTGTACTTTCCAGTCCAAAGATAACTACCCTGCTCAACAGTGGTTTGCACTGTTGTTATGTTTGGAAACGGATTCTTATCTTCGTCATCATATCTCTGGTTATAGCTTATTTGTTTTGTATTTTTTGGAACGGTCTTATATTCCATATAATAACCAGTCGCTTGAACCGTAGGAGTCTCGACATTCGTTATTGACTCTATACCATTAACTGTTTTGACCAGTCTTTGCTTTGTGGGGATATTTGAAACTCCGTAACTGCTCGATATAATGCTAAGATTATCAATAGTCTCCCATGAGCTTTTCCCGATCTCTCCGAAATTGACTCGCCCGACTTGACCTGCGTAAAATTCTTCACGCATAAATACCTCGGCAACACCGTAAGCGATTGGTTCAAATCCGTGTAATCCACCCGCTACCCATACAAAGTTTTCCGGTTGTGTTTTACAGGCACTTATCGCCGGAGCGATGATAACTGTGTTCATTCTTGACGTTGATGAAGAAAGTTTTTTATTTACAACGACATACCCCCACTGCGATGTCGTCGTTGAATAAAATGGTGGGCCACTGTAATACCCTTGGGCTATGATTCCCCTTGCTGATCCTGAACCGCCATCTGTATGTGAGTTAGTAGCTTGACCATGACTCGGCCCCCAAGTGTGAGGTAGGCATGCCCCCTGACAACCACCTTGACTGGTTGTTTGGCTAACAGATTGACTGATAAAAAAAGTAGAACTATATCCTTCTTCCGGCCAAGCATATTTTTTATAAACGACAGTACTTCCTCCTCCATACTTAATTGTAACTCCATATCCTCCTCCCTTTAAGGCATCGTTGGGCGATTGATTGTTTGCTCCATACCCACTCACCGCATCATATGTGTCAGTTATCCCTTGACCTATTACAGTTTTACCTACTCTGTTGGTGTTCCCATTCCCCTGAGTCTGACCATTATAATTCAAGTCATAGGTTGTAAACCAATACTCATAATGATAATGTGCGTGCATTTGCCCAGCAATGCTACTCGTTGTTTTTGCATTGCTGGTTAGATTTATACCTTTTAAGTTAGCTACGTCTTGTACGTTATCCGCATTCGCAGTAGCTCCATAGCCAGCATTAAGGTTCGCATTACCACCACCATGGTCATTCTGAGTCCTGTCAGCAGTTACTCCATTGTCCCGAACCATGCCACTCTCTCCTGTTGCCAGTCTCCAACTAATCGGCCACTGAACTAAGACACCCATAACTAACTCGAATAAGCCCAACTAAATGCGTATTCAGGCGGATACTTAAGCATTGCGCCAACGAAGATAGGGTAGGCTTCTACGCTTCCCGATACTGTTCTGTATGGTTCTCCGTTTTCTATTCTAACAAGTGTTGCATATATTTTGGCCGGCACTGCTCCCATCATGTATTCCTGTGGTTTCCCGTCTGCTGGCCCAGTAATTAGTGTTGCTGATTTTATGACGCCGTTCTGAGAGTTTCCCTCGCAGATAATCGTGCAGTTTTTGTTCCTAGTACCAAAAGAGAAGAGATTAGTTGGAAGGATTCCATTTATAGTTCCTGCACTAACTCCTATGCCAGCACCTCTAGTCACGATTGAAAAAGGTGGCAATAAAGCACTGTCTGTTCTTGAAAATGCAAATCTCTTATTTGGTGACTTGAAAGTTCCATCTGTTCCAGAGAACACTCTAGGCTGGGTATTCTTTAATAAGCTTGCGGATTTCTCTAATTCCTGTCGTTGCCGTTGAATATCATCTTGGATTCTTCGAATGTCATCGCTCATTTCTTTACCTCGGATTGAAGTACTCTCATCGCAGATGCCTCGTCCTCATCCATCATGCGAGACAATGCTTTAAGTTGCCGGTACTTTTCTAGGTTGATCATAACCGCATTCTGATCTTTCTCTTCGTCTAAGATGCTTTGTGCAATTCCTGCCGTAATCCCGCCTAGACGCCGAACCCAGTATCGCTGAAACGACTGATTCTGCCGAAGTGCCTTTATGTCAGCTATCGTTTCCTGCGCTACTGTTATCGACCGATCCCGTGCCTCGTTTTTATCCATTTGGATTCTGTTGCACTTGAGAAGGATCTAAGGGGGTTATGATCGTCTCCGCATCAGCAATTTGAAGAGCTTTTAGCATTTGAATGTAAAGGCTTGCTACCTTCTGCTGAATCACCGGCGGATATGCGTAGAATTGCTGGACTAAGTTAGCCCCTTGGGTGGAAGATTGTAGGATCTGCTCGCCACGATACCGTGTCAGAAGCAGTCGAACATCCATATCAAGGTTAGCAACCTCCTCCGGCGTAATGGATCCGATTTGAGCCTTGTCTCCTTCCAGATAAGTGAACACCTCTTTGGAGTCCATATTTCTGAAAATCAGTTTAACTAAGCGGTCTAAGACTAGCTGAACCCCTTGCTCTAAGTGGGATAGGTACAAGGCAAACATTTCCTGACCTGATTTCTCAATGTTACGTATGCCAGTGGCTAGCTTGGCCGGCTCAAGTCCTGCAAACTGCTGATCTCCGGCATTTACTACCCCTGATTCGAGTTGCACAACCTGAAGAAAGAACTCAACCATCTTAAATAGGTATTCGCTCTTAACTTCTGGAAGGGCCACGTACTCAAGGGCATCTTTAGGGGTTTTGCCGTGTGCCAGTGTGTAAGTACCACCGTTGTTCAGAACAAGGTGCGGATTGGATCTGCCCTCAAGCGTAGCGTCTGGTTGCCAGAACGTAACACGTCCGGATCCTCCCTGTGCAAAAGAGATCCGGTTGATCGTCAAATCTACAAAGTTTTGGCTTGGCTCGAACATTTCAACTGACCCGATCCCATACCAACGACCGTCCACCGGATTGCACCGGATAATTGTAAATGGACGCCTACCATCAGGGGTAAGGTTTGCGGTATAGTCATAGAACAAGGCTCGACGATTCTTAACATCAACTAGAACCATGATTTCCTCAAGGATCCCGTCTCCGTCTGCGTCATAAGTCATATAAACTTCGGCAACCTCAACTAGAGGATTCTCAGTGTTCGGGGCTTGGGTTGTCTCTCCACGCTCAGTCTTAGCCTGACTAATACCGGCTTTAGGTGTTCCGGATTCACCGGCAAGCGACCTGATAAGCTCAATAGCACTCTTTGTCGCTAGTACGCTTTGCTCTGTGGACATGTCCAATAGGTTCTTGCGTTGGTATAGATCTGATAAAGTTGCCACCGGAACATCATAAAAATGCGCCACAATGTCTGCCTCATCCACTGATGGTGCATTGAGTGGGCATATAAAGTCCTTGAAATAAACAAGTCCCACATCAGGCCCACGCATAATAGTAGCCTTACGGGTTATAATCTTTTCCTCATAGATCGGTGTTGCCGGCATTTCTGTAACGCCATCCCTACGTAATACAGTCTGCATGCCCACCGGATTGCCGGCTTCATCTGAGATTGTCTTTGTATCAAAAGCATCCGTCTCAAGGATGTAATCACCGTCCTGTGCCAAAATATCCTTACCGATTGGATCTACCAATACCTTAGCCAAAGTCCTATAAATCTGCTCTTTAGATGCGTGTGTGGTCTTTACGATACATTCACCACGCATAAAGGCTAATTCTACGGCCATTTGTAGTTTCGTTGCCGTGTCTGACTTATCTAGCTTCCAACGGACATAATGCTCAACTGCATCTGCTTTCTGAGCGTCCCTTGCCCCCTGCGGATAGGCCGAGAACCACGGATCTGTACTAAAAAAGTAGTTGTTTGCCCTAGCTACCATCTGACGGGCAATTCGGCGGGTGATCGGTACGGTCAAGTTACTGTCCTCAAAGATCCCTCCTAGCGAAGCTGGACGCCAATCAACCTGATTGTGGTACATAAGTTCGAATAGTTCCCTACGTCCCATAAATGAGGCGGATCCTCTCGCTACTTCACTTGTTCGATACCATCCGGTTCCTCGGACGATGTTGCGACCACTCTCCTGCTCAAGAGCAGTTAGGCGGGTTAAGATATGATTTACAAGACGATCTTCCTGCTCTGCCGACAAGGAATAAGCAGTTGGGAAAGGCACTTTTTGGGCCTGACCTGAGAGTGGTGAAGCCGGATCTACCCCAGCGACTTTGATTGATTCGTCCGTTTTATCTAAGAATTGTTCGATTTGTTCTGCCATAAAGATCTACTCCTATACCTTGTTGTTGTTTCGCCGACAAGCTATTCCTTTAATAAATCTTTCAACGGGATCCCGAACTGCTCCCTTTTTGCATCGGTTCTAGCCTTCTGGATTGCGCTAGAAATCTTGTCTTTTGCCTCAGGGGTTCTTCCCATGGCTAACAATGGGGCTACGGCCATCTTGGTCTTTTCTCCGGCAGACTTGGTAAATCTGCTATACTGTTCGGGAGTCATTTTCTTGTCGTTGCCTGTCAGTGTCTTGTATGAGGCAGTCGGCCTAGATACATAGAACGGATCGGAAGGATTCTTGCGGTTGTACTTCATCATGAACTGGTCAAGTTTCGACGCTTCGGGCGCATCCTCGACGGAGACTGGGCTAATTGCCCTGATAAGTGCGTTCCCACGCTTCTTAATCTCGACCCCCTCAGGCGTCCTTAAAGGAGGAGGCGCAAGCATTGGAGCAGGGAGAACGGAGTAAGCCATCCCCTTTAGGGTATCTTTTCCGGTCTTAGTATCCCGCACGTAAGGATCCATCTCTCTGAGAGGTTGGCGAATAAGATTCGGAACAAGTACTGTACCAAGTTGTCCTGCTGTCCATGTCCCAACGTTGTTCTGTCCGTTGAGAAGATTTCCAAGATCATCCATGCCCCTCATGTATGTTTTGCTTTCAATCGCTTGCATTAAGTAGGACTGGAACATCGCCAATACCTCTGCCGGCGGGAGTCCTTGCTGGCCCTTCTTGATTGCCCGAATCATATCCACCGTAGTACCTAGAGCAGTGGCAAGCGGATCAATGCGAGCATAGCTAAACTGCTTGGATCCGACTCTAATTGTCATAGCTGGAAGAGTCCTGTTGGCTAGATCCCTCTCCCCTTGTCCGGTTAGCTTGGATGGTTTAGATCCTGAGATGACGATGTATTTTTCATCGTCGTCATCGTCTCCCTCGACCATTCCCCATATCACGGCAGTCACCATGGATGAAACCAGTTGATTTGAGATGTTCTCAATGATTTCAGGCTTCATGTCCGAAGATAAACTTACTCCGCCATTATCAAACCTTATGCCTCTCCCGATGGAAATTAAGGCATCCGGAAGTCCTAATGGGCTTTTCTTAACTCCCTCTTTCAAAAGGTTAAATGGTGTCCGAATGAATGGGAAAATTAGCTGGAAGGGCCGGAGGAGCATGCGACCAACTTCCGATTCCGGACGGGCCTTGACGAACTTGTTGAGCGCACGGGCAGAAGCCCCGACTACATCCATAACGTTCTTAGATTCTCCGATTGTAGGAAGTTCGGTTTGGAAGGTGTAGGCATACGCTTTCTCTGACGCCTTAATCCAAGCATCGCTCCCTGCCGTATTTACTTGCTCCCTAATAAACCTTTCCATGTCCTGACCGGTAAGCCCGTTTGCCTTACCCATCCGGTAGGCTTGTGCGCCGACCTCCATTTGTGCCGTCATGGTCTTTACAAAGTCGTCAGTAGCCAAAAGAAGCCGGCTTGGGATCCGTATGAATCTGCCTTTTGCTCCGGAAATACTCACTCCCCTTGTGGTTACGCCACCCTGCCTGTCCAATTCTCCTAAGAGTTTGATTGGTTGATCCAAAATATCCTCTTCAAAGAAGCCTGATTCTGTGTACCAAGTGGCAACCGCATTCGACCATGCCCTACTGATTGCCGGTGAAATACCCGCCACTAAGGGCTTAAACTCCCCGAAAGAAGCAGATTTAGGATCATTGAAAGCTAGATTCACCATAGACTGAATGCCTCTTCCAACTGTCATTTCGTAAGCGGAAAACGGCCCTGAAGATAAGTTGGCGATGAATGTCTTGGCTCCGGAAAGGATCGAATTAACCCACATTTCAACCATAATATCGTCCATAGATGCTTCTACGGTCTGGATTGCCCTAGCAACACGCTTGACTTGAATTGCGTCGTTGATGTCAAAGGTATATCCATCTTCCGTAAGTGCAGGACGTGGGAAGTTCGGCCCTGCGGGAGCGACCTTGGCCCTGCGTCGGCTGAACATATTGGGTTTTGTGTAAGCATCATCTAGTCCCATGGCCGAAAGGATCCGGTCTGCTTGACGCAAGGCATCGGCCTCGGAAACGTTCTGATTCCCGTAGGATGCACTTGCGCCTAGCTCTTCAGTTGCCAAGTCCTCGACCGTTGCTCCACGACGAGTCTTAGGCATGAGTTTTTGACGAATCTCTTCCGCTACGGACTTCCGGAGTGCTTCAATTTCCTCGGCCTTGAGTCCTGTGATCCGCTTGATCTTCGAAACGTCGTTCCTCTGTTGAATCATCCGGATTGCCTTAACTTCCCTTGGGTTAAGTCCCTTCAAGGTGTTGTCAATCATGCTGGATGTCTTAAGTGAAACTTGAACTTCACCGGAGAAGAGATCGGCGAGCGTAACCCCCCATTTACCAAGGGCAGTTTCAATCTTGGCTAGCCTTTTGGCAGTTTCACTTTGGAGAATGTCGTTCGAATCTGGTTCTTTCCGAACCCTCTTTAGCTCTTCTTCCGTAGTCGGATTCGATTCGTTTAGGAGTTGGGCCTCAAGCTGTTGGATCCTCCGGCTTTTCTCGGCAGGAGAGATGGCATACTTAATCTTTCGCTCGATTTCTTTCGTCGGGTTAAAGATTAAGTCTGTCAGGAATGCTTTGTGTCGTTCTGCCGGTGTCTTGTAGTCGTCGATTCTGGCCCTGAGTGATCTTGCGACCTCTGATCCGGTCTGCCGGTAGGCGTAGGCCAAGATAGAAGCCTCTCGTTGAGCCTTCTCGTCGCCCGAAGTCATGGCCCTACGTGCCAGCTTTTCGACAAGCAACTTGGCGGATCGCACCTCTACGTCGGTAGGCAGTCCGGCTTGGGATGGATCCACTGCCCTTTCGAGCAACATGCGC